CCGGCCGGTAGTCGATCAGCTGCCCGTGGCCCAGCTCGTCCTCGCGCAGCCCGTACACCGCCACCGCCGCGTAGTCCCGCAGCGGGGAGATGTCCGCGCCCAGCGCCACATCCCCGGCGCGCTTGGACGCCGGGTCGTGCAAGCGCGCCCACTGCACGGCGGTGATGATCCCCTCGGTCAGATCCGGCACCCGCTGGCAGAGCACCTCAGTACGGTGCACAGCCTCCGGGTCAGTGCTCAGCGACGACTCGACAGCACCATCGGTGATCGTGTACCCCAGCGCCGGGTTCGCCTGCGCCCGAGCCTGCGGATCCCGCAGCCGGCAATCAGCGGCGTGAGGCGCATCCGGCGACCTGCGCACACACGTACACCGAATGTCATCCGCGGCCGACCATTCAAACAGCCCCAACTGCGGATCTGCTTCCGGCACCTCGGCTGCCTTCCGGCCTTTGGCCTGCAAGTCATTCAACACCACCGAGCGGTCATCGCCGGCGTTGGAGAACGTCCAGACCTGGGCGTTCGGCTTGGCCATCGTCGTCTTGGTCAACGCGCCCCACGCCAGCCAGTCCAGATGCTCGCGCAGCTCATCCAGGTTCACATCGTCGCCAGCCTTGCCGCGGCCACCCCGGCGCGAGGTCGTGACAACCTTCCAGCGAGAGCCGTTCGTGAGCCGCAACGCCTTCTTGCCGTTGGTCCGGTCGACGTGCGCCTTCTCGGAGTCCAACTCCGGGTTGGACTCCACCATCTCGACCGCGGTGTCCCACGCCTCCTCCGCAGTGTCGAGATCCTGCGCGGTGGCGATCACCAGTCGCACCTGGCGGACGTACATCTTCCACAGGTTCTTCGCGACCAGGGTCAAGGTCTTGCCATTCTGCCTGGCGACCAGGACCACGATCACACGGAACCGGTACCGGCCATCCGGCAGCAACTCCAAGCCGTGGATCAACAGCCACCGCTGCCACGGCAGTAGGTCAATCCGCAGGATGTCCCGCGTGAACTCGACCGCCGAGAATCCAAGCGAAGTCTCCGGCGTCAGAGCGCAACCACAGCCACACGGCCCCGGCAGTCCCGTGACCAGCGGCCGGGTCCAGACCCTAGGAGTCGTCTTCCCCCTCAGCGGCGGCGCGAAGCTCGGCAAGGCGGCCCCCGATCGGCTTGTCCGGTCTCATTGCCCTGCGCGCCGCCGGCGTGCCCCCGAGGTCACGCAGCACCCCCTGCAGCTGCGGACCCAGCCACCCGACGGTCTTGGTCAGGTCGCATTGCGCCTCCAGCAGCCGTAGCCGCTTGAGGGCCGAGTCATCGGCGGCCAGCTCTCGCCGCAGCTCCGCCAGCTCCGCCGCCCGGTCCACCGACTTCTCAATCTCCTCGGCCTGCCGCAGCGCCAGCGCCTTCATGGCCGCGTCGGTGGCCTTGAGCCAGTCCATCGCCTCCACGGCGGTGCGGACCGCGTCACGAAGGTCGGGGGCGGGCTCGCGGGTTGGCTGGTCAGGGACCGCTTTCAGTTGGCGCTTCGGTGGCATGTCGTCATCCTGACGTATCGCACGGGGGGTGCGTCCACTACGGAGGGGACACGGGGGGTCACGGAGGGGGACTTGGCCGCATGGCTGGCAGGGTCATGATATGTCCGATTTGAAAAGAATCTTGCTATCTGTCCCATCAGAGCTGGTTGATTGGGACGTGCAGTCTGCATCTGTCCCCGCACCAGCACCGTGACCGGTGGTGACGGGCGTACCCACCACGCACCGCACCCGCGCCGCGGTTGCAGCTCGCATGCTCAGGCCCGGCGTACCGCGTTCGGTCGTCGTCATCATGGCCGAGGTCCCACGCCTGGCCCGGCCAGATGTCCTCGCCACACCGCCAGCATGCGACCTGCCCAGCCTCTACCAGTGGACGCCACCGTTCACGCTCCAGCTGGTGCGGCCGGCCGTAGCCCCGGTCATGCGTCCTGGCCACCGGGCTCCGGGGTGGGCGCCTTGCGCTTGAGGTGCGCGGTCCCGGTCGCCCTGAACTCGGCGTCGGCCGAGTGGGTGATGGCGGTGCTGAGCGCGAGAGCCGGGTGGGTCTTGGAGTTGATGGCGATGGTGACCACCGGGCGCAGGTAACGCCAGGGCAGTCCGTCGAGGAACCCGGCCCACCGGGTGGGGGCGTGGCGGGAGAGCAGGTACTGCACGACCTCCGGGTGGGTGGGCACACCGCTCATCGGGCACACCTCGTCCACTGGCGGTGTTGCGTTGCACGATAACAGATCATGCCGGTGACCTGCTCACATGCGACCAGAAGTCGGGCGGCTGAGCTTTGAGCGGCACGGTGATCGTGGTCCGCGCCGCCTCGTCTCCGGACGGGGCCAAGTACAGCTTGCCGTCCTTTCGCGCGAACTGCTCGATGGTCAGGCTGCCGTCGTGGATGGTGGCGGTGGCCTCGGTCGGCGTGTAGCGCGGCTCCACCCCGTTGGCCCTCAGCCACGCTGCCAGCCGCTCGTACTCGACGCTCCAGTAGTTGGCCTCGTAGACGAACCGGCCCTCAACGCGGTCAACGGTCAGCCTGATGTCTGGGGCGCGGCTGGGCAGGCGCATGTGCGCGTGCTGGTAGCCCTCGCACCGGTCCGGGCACCCGGGGTCGGCGCACCGCTCTCCGCGCCGCTGCTCGATGCTCATGCGCTGGCCCCCGGCGCTGCACTGTAACCGAGCAGCCGATATCTGCCCGGGTATGCCCGGGCGGCCGCGTTGGCCATGATGGCGTGTTGGATCGCGTGGATGTGGACGCACAGCTCACTGAGGTCGGCAGCTCGGGTAGGTCCGCCCGGGACTATTCGGCAGAGTTGATTCCACAACTCACCGGCCAGCGCCACAGTGTCGCGCTCTTCCTCGGTCAGGAACTCAGGCATGCGTTGATCCTCTCTCTCATGGCCACTCGCAGCTTGTACACCTGGCCGAACCGGATCCGGCCGGCCACGGCCAGCCGGCGCCGGCTGGCCCACGAGCGGACCGTACCGGCCGGGGTCGGCCAGCCGTGCAAGCTGAGCAGGTGGGCGCACTCCTCCGCGGTCAGCCGGATGTCCACCGCGGCGGCCAGGATGGTCGCTGAGCGGTCGGTGGCGCTGTGGGTGGTCCCGCACACCGGGCAGTGGACGAACGCCGCCCTGGGTGAGGCTGACAGGCGCTGCCGGCACGGTCCGGCCGCGGTGGGGGCCAGACACGGGCCGGCATCCAGCCGCCGCGGCGGTGGCCGGTCCACAGCCGGCCCGATCAGGCCGCAGGCGTAGGCCAGCTCATCCCACGCCTCGCCGGCGAACGGCTGGTACCGGAGCCATTTGAGCTGACCAGCCAACCACCGCATCAGGCCCGGGGTGTCCTCAGGCAGGCTGCTGGGACCGGCCTGGATGCCGTGACGCTCCTCCAGCACCACCCGGCACCAGGTGGTGACCGTGTTGCGCACCGCCCACGCCACCTCGGAGGCCAGCCAGGAGAACGGCAGCCCGGTCACAGCGCCGATGTCCTGGTCGGCGTAGTGGCCGGCCTGCCCGTCGGGACGGATCGGCTGCGCTGGCGCCCGACCCCGGGCTCGTGGTCCCGGTTCGGCCATCCGCGCCAGCCGGGCGATGGTCACCCGCAGCTCCGGCCACAGGTCGGCGCCATCCTTGAGCTGGGCGGCCAGGTCGCGCTCGCACGGGGCGTCCACCCAGCCGGTGTCAGGCTGGGGACGGCCGCAGACGGCGCAGTCGGCCATCAGTCGTCCAGGCCGAGTCGGCGGGCCTCGGCCCGGATGCTCTCCAGCCACGGCGGGGTGGGCTCCATCCACGGCGGCACGCCGACGACGTAGCACCATGGGCCACCACGCCGGTTGAGCTCGTCAGCGTGGGCCTGCAGGTCGGCGATGATGCGCGCCCGGTCATGAGCCCGGTCCTGCGCGGTAGCGCCCTGAGGGACATAGATGCACGGGTCCAGGTGCAGGACGTTCATGGCACGCCTCTCTGTGGTGACCGGGTACTCAACCACCGTCCGACCCCAGCACCGCCGAGAGAACCAGCAGAACCGCTACGACACCCCACAGCCACATGGTGATCAGCAATACGCGCTCCTGGCGGCGCCAGAAGACCTCCATCTCCCGCCAGAACCGGACGCTGTCAGCCCAGAAGTCGGGGTGGCCCGGCGGCAGGGTGGTGGGCTTCGGAACCGGGTTGCTCAGCGGGTTACGCATCGCCACCTCCCTCGCCTACATGCCCGCGTCGAGCGGCCGCCTTCACGAGCACCTCCAGCTCATCGATGCACAGGTGGCTGTCGTCGCCGAGCAGCGACCAGACGATCAGGTCACCCGGGTCGACCAGGATGGCGAACCGGTCAGGCGGCTCCCAGTCGCAGTCACCGCCGGCGTGGCTGTCCAGGTAGACCACGCCATCCGCGGTCAGCGCGGTGATAGCCCACTCGTCGGGCTGCTCGGCGAGCACCACGCCGACCTGCCAGCCTTCGATCGGCGGTGGCGCGGCGGCCAGCGCCTGCTCGGCGCCGTCGATCAGCGCCGGGTCTGCCTGCACGCTGTCCCACGCGTCCGGGGTGTTGACCTCGGAGCTGGCCTCCGCGCAGCCGGCCACGATGACCGCAGCGACCGCGAGCAGCAGTACGTTCCGTCTACGCATCGTCGGCCTCCCCTCGCCGGAGGTTACGCACCGGCTCGCTGGCCCATTCCCCGCACGAGCACGCGGTTTCGCTGTTCCGCAGCACGCCCGTGCCGAGACATGAGTGGCAGGCGGGCCAGTGCCGCCAGCGTCGGCGCCGCCCCTGGTCGTCCCACCTGTAGTGCTCGCGGGAGATCAGCTCGTATCGCCTCACTGCTCGGGCTCCTCCCCGCCGGCTGGGGCCGGCTCCCGTTGCGCCAGCAGCCCGGCCGCAGCCAGTGCATCCACGATCCGCCCGGCGGTGGCCCAGAGCCGGCGGGTGGTGGCGGAGATGTCCGGGTCGGGCAGCGGGTCGTTCGGTAGGCGCGGCCGGTACAACTGCTCGTAGATCAGGTGCTGGGCGCGGTCAGCCATGGTCGGCTCCCTTCCTGGCGGCGAGCCGGTCGAGGGTGCGGTACATCGGCAGCAGCCCGTCCAGCAGCCACAGCATGGCGCGCTCTTTCTCGAGGTTGATGCCCACAGGGCATCAACCTCGGTCTGCGGTGCACTACGGGCGTAGGCCGCTTCCAGCCCGTCCAGGATCCGCTCGGCGGCCGCGAAAGGCCCGGGCTGGTTAGCCATGGTCGGCACCGTCGCCACCTCCGTCCGGCTCCGGGCTGCCGGGGACCTGACGGGTTCCGGCGCGGATCTCGGCGGCGATCCGGCGCAGCACCGCGGGCGGCATCCGGGTGGTGCCGACCTGAGCCGGGTCGAGCTGCTCGCGCGCCCATTCCAGCGCGTCGGCTGCGGCGTCCCGGCGGGCGGCGGCCAGTTCGCGCTCGTGCTCGGCGGCCAGCGCGGCATGGTCAGCAGCCCACCGGTAGTTCGCCTCCACCGTCTCTGCCACGATCCGGCGCGCTTCGGCCAGCTCAGCGCGGCCGGCCTGGGTCTCCTCGAACCGCACGGCGCACCGGCGGGCGAGGCTGTCACGTTGACGGACAGCTATATCCCAGTCGGCAAGCAGGGCATCCAGCGCTGCCTGCATCGACGGGAACCGGTGGAGTTCGGCTCGCGCCAACGCAACGGTGTCCCGGTCCCAGCCGGGTCCGCCGGCCGGGGGTGGGTCGGCTGGTGGTGTGCCGACCGTCGGCGGCGGCCCGGCCTCCACCCGCCACGGCGGCGTCGAGCCCACCACCTCCTCGGGCTCAATCCAGTGGTGGTCACGCCCGGCCGGCTCCGGAGTGGGCTCGGCCTCGGTGGTGTCCCCGAGCGCGTCCACGGCGGCCCACACGTCCGATTCGGCATCGTCCACGTCCGACTGGCCGATGTCCGGGCTGATCGCGGTACAGATGTGCCGCCAGCGGCTGACCGCCTCCAGCACCCGGGCGACGGCCGGGTCCACCAGCAGCACCTCCCGGATGTCCCGGTAGTCGCCCCAGCGGTTCACCTCGTCTCTGACCAAGGGGACCGACGCGATGTGGCTGTGCCACCACCCGTCCCGCTCCACCCATGCGTTTGGCTGCCCGCCGGATGTCAGGTGGAGCAGCGCCCGGCCCAGGATGGCCGGGCCGGTGGGCGTTGATGCCAACGGAACGGCCGGCTGGCTTTGCGCGTCACCCCCTGACGCCAAGTCCGCTTGGGTTCCCGGGGTGGGGGCGGCGGCTGCCAGGGCGTCCTGGGCCGGCTGGTCGGGCGCGGCGGACGGTTCCGGAGTGTCGGCCGCGACCTGGGCGAACATCCGCTCCTGCTCGTCAGCCTCAGCGTCCCACGCGGCGACTTCCTCCGGTGTCGGGTTGCTGCGGTCAACGGGCTGCCAGACGGTCCCGCCCTCGCGGTGCGGCAGCGGGTGTCCGTGTGGAAGTTCGCAGTGGTGGATGCGACCGCCGACCAGCATCGGTCCCATCTCCCTGCCGCAGACCGGCGGTTCGTCGGTTGCCGCTACCGCCTGAGCGGTGGCGGTGCGCTGCCCGGGTGGCTCGTCCAACCTCACCCCGGACGCCTCCACCCGGGGTGGCGGCGGGGCGGTCACCCCGTGCGGGCCACGGGCGAAGGCGGCCAGCACGTCGGCGACCGGCTCGTTAGGCTCCGGCTGGTAGGCCCACGGGCTGAGTGCGCCGGACTCGATCCGCTGCGCGTCGATCTCTAGGCAAGCCGCGTAGTACCCGCGGTCTCCCTCACCCTCCAGCTTGCCCGGGTGGATCTGCTGGGCCTCCCACCGCAGCGCAGCGGTCCACCCCCGGCGGCGGGACGCGTCCGGGTCGGCCTCGGTGATGCCGTGCAACAGGTTGTCGGCCGCCCACGGGGCCGGGCAGTCCAGCCGCGAGCAGGTGACATGCCCGGCCTCGGCCAGGAACAGCAAGCTACCCCGGCAGGCCGGGCAGCGGCCGGCGACGTGCGGGAAGCCGGCCGTGGCCGGCATCGGCTTGGGCTGGTCGAGCGGCACGCTCGGCGGCGGCACGCTCGGCGGCGGTGGCTGGTGGCTGGTCACGACGGGCTCCCGACGTTGAGCAGGACGGCGCCGACCAGGATCGGGCCGAGGATGGCGCCCAGGATGGCCCAGAACCAGGCCGGCCCGCGCCAGCCTTCCTGCCGGTAGAGCAGCAGGTTCGCGAACCCGAGAAGTGCGATTAGGGGTGTGACCACGAGGGCGGCGCCGGTCCAGAACAGGGCGGTCATGGCCGGCTCCCGTCGCGGATCCAGTCGGCGATCGGCTCGGCCAGCTCGATCAGGTGCGCGGCCACGCCGGCGGCGGTGCCGGCGATGTCGCCGCCGATCATGTAGGCGGCGGTGACGACCGCCTCGGCGCGGATCTGCTGGGCGCGGGTCATGTCGGTGGCGGTGTCGTCGTGTTCGAGCTGGGTGGTCATTGGGTGGCCTCCTGTGCGTCGAGGCAGTCGGGATTGGCCACCAGGTGGTGGCAGCGTTCGCCGACTGGCAGCCACAGGCCGCCGCCGGCGCACAGCTGGATGTCGTGAAGCTTGTCCGTAGTGGGGTCGTTCGGGTCCCAGTCGGCCCGACGGTGGCGGCTGATCGCGCCATCTTCGACCGGGGCGTCAGGCTTGCCACAGTGTGGGCAGCGGGCTGTGGTCATGGTGGGTCCTTTCGTGCGAGCCGCTCGGAGCGGCAGGTCGGGCAGTGGCCGGCGAGCTGGTCGGGGTGGGTCGGGCAGCGGGCGGCGGTGCGCCACCGTTCCCGGCGTTCGGCCTCCCACGCTGCTAGGGCTAGCCGGGCGTCTTTGCAGGTCCCGCAGTTGCCGGTGGTGCCGTTCGGGTGGCGCGGGCAGCCCCGTAGTGGGGGTTCCCTGGGTTGGTTGTCCACAGGGGGGGCGCGGCCTGTGGACGGCATACCGCTAGCTAGGTTCCCTCCCTTAACCCCTTCTACTTCTACGTCTAACTCTCCCCGTGTGACATCACGTGACGGATGTCCATTATCACGTGACGGTGTGGATTCGGCGGCTACCCGCTTCCGACGCCGATACTGACGAGCCCTCTCGCGATCCGTCGTACGCCGCGCCGCCAGGGCGTCTAGCTCGCCTTGCCAATCAGACCAGCCGGCGATCTGGTATCCGCCGTCTACCTTGGTCCACAGGCCGGACGAGACTAGCGCTCTGACGAGCGTTGCGTACCGGCGTCTCCGAGCAAGTCTCGGCACGCTCGACTCGGGGATGAACCCGCCCCGCTCTAGCTCACCGGCGCGCGCGAGGCCGCGGACGAAGATCAGTTCGGCCGCTTCCTCCAGTTTCTCCACGCGTTCGTCGGTGTAGTAGTCGGTGGCGAGCTTCACCCAATCCACCTGGCCCCTCTCATGCTGGTCGTGCCATCCATTTGCGGTCGATCGAGTCGTCCCAGCCGTTTTCGGTCGTGAAGCTGGCGGCGCGGCACCCTCGTCTTAGGCTGTGATCTTCGGCGATGTGCCACCAGTGGTAGCCGTCCCGCCAGCGCGCGCCTCGTAGGATGCTGCGCTGGCACCGCCGGCATGTTGCGTGTTGGCTGTGCCTACAGGGCTGCCATGCGCACATTGGGCACGAGATGTGTGATGAGCCGTACTCGTCGATGTGCTCGCTGATCATGCATCGGCCTCCTCGTTGGTGGCGCAGGCATGGTGAACCCAGCCATCCACGCGGCCGTCGTGCTTTACTGGCGCATCCGGGTCGGGGTTACCGCAGATTTGGCCTTGCGACCATCCGAGGCTGTGGTCTGGCTGCTTCTGCTCGTTCAGCCGTAGCAGGCGCTGACCGTTGCTGAGCAGCTTGAGCGTGGCCAAATCGATGTCGGCAGCCGACATCTTCTTTGGGCCTTCACGCCAGACGATCTGGCCAAGGGCGGACGCGCTCTCGTAACCACGTCGGTGGTCCCGGTGTATGGTCTCTTCGCCGCACTTCCCCCACGTGCCGGTGCCTGCGAACGGATCGGCTACCAGCTCGCCGGGCTCGGCCAGGTGCTCGATCAGGGCGGAGACTCCACCCTCACCCTGAGCCCAGTTGTGGAGGTCCTTGTCCCGGGCCGGGGGCTTCAGCACGTCCGGCACCAGCGTGCGACCACGACGGTTTTCCTTGACGTACCACAGCACCGGCTTGTACCCGGCGATGACGAACTTCCCGGCCAGCCGCTGGGACTGGTCGTGCATCATAGCCAGCGTCCACCAGTAGCGGAGGTGGCTGTCGAGGATCCGCATATCACGGTTCAGCCGGGACTGGCCGGTGTAGCAGATCAGTGACCCGCCGGGGATCAACGCCTTGGCTGCCCACTCGGCTAACCACTGATACAGCGGCTCGGCTTCGTCACCGTACGGGGGGTCGGTCAGCACCAAGGCGACAGACTCGGGCTCGATGTCGGCCAGGACTTCACGGGCGTCGCCGTGGCGAAGGTCCATGCCGTCCGGGAGTGGCCCGGCTGTCCGGGACGCTTCACGCTTGGCCTTCGTCTGCGCGGCAGCTTTGTCCTTGCGGGCGGCCGTGTCCGCATGCTTGGCGACTTCTCCCGCCGAACGCTGCAACGCTGAAGGTGGCTGTGCTGAGCGATTCCGCTCAGGAGTTGTATTCTGCTGCTGGTCATAGGTATCGTCTGAGCCACGGTTTGAGCGGTTCCGCTCATTAACCTTGCCAGTTAGGTGATCCGCCACAGTCCGTTGTGGCGTGCCGGTCATCTGGCCGATTGCCCGGGTGCTCGCCTTGGGCTGTAGCTCCTTGATCCTGTTGTGCAGCTTAGACCTGTCCTTGATGTTGAAGGCGGACAGGTCGATGGACTTGAGGAAGGCGTTGACATCGCTGAAGCCGGGACCGACCACCTTCCAGTCTTCGCCAGCCAGCAACAACTCAAGCTCCCGCGTCATGCGCTCGAAGCCGTAGCCGCTAATGTGGGCCGACTCCAGCAGTCGGCCGTAGACGATGTTTGGCGTCTCACTCATCCCGTTCCCCCACCCTGCGCCGCTCCAACTCCAACATCTCCGAGGTGACCTCCACCCGCTGCCGCTTCTCGCCCCGCTCCCACGCGCACGCCGCGCAGGCGTTGCGCCACAGGGTGACCGCCCGGCCGGTGGCGTAGCCGGTGATGATGCTGCCGCAGATGTGCGGGTAGGGCTCGGTGGTGGGCACGGGCCGGCCGAGCGCGCGGCTGGCGCCCAGCCACACCCCGCTCATGCCGCACCCGGCCGGGGTGGGCCGAACCGCTCGGCGGTCAGGTCCCGCGGGTCACCGTCGCGTTCGGCCGCGAGTTCGGCGGCGACCGCGGCCAGCTTGTCCGCCGGCCGGGCGTCGAGCTCCCGCGCCCGGTCGTCGTCGCGGCATGGGCATTGGCAGTGCTCGGCGTCGCATTCCCAGGCGATGTCCCCGGCGCACGCTCCGGTGGCGCAGTCGACGCAAAGCGGCTTGCCCGACCCGTAGTCCTCGACGTACTCAGCCATCGGCGTCCTCTCTCACGGACTGGATCGCGCCCTCGGTGGTCATAGCGCCCTCCAGATGGTGATCCGGGCGCCGGGCGCGGTCAGCCCGTAGAGCGCGCCCGCCTCGGGGTAACACTTGAGCAGCCGGCTGTACTCGACCACCTGCTTGTCGTCGCCCCACACTCCGGCGGTGGTGAGCGCGTCCTCGGTGGCCCGGACCAGCTTCGACAGGTCCGGAGCCACGGCCGGCCAAGCGGGCGCGCTGTCGCGGACCGTGCCGGACGTGTGGCGGCCGGTGCGGAAGTGGCCCACCGGGCGGGCCACGACGAACACCATGCCCACCTCCAGCGGCCCCGTGGCGGGGAAGGTGCCAGGTGCCCGGTCGAAAGCCATGGCCGCGACCGCGGCGGTGACCACGTCTTGCCGCCACTCCTTGACCCGGGACTTCGAGGACTCGACGACCGCGACCTTGCCGGTGAACTCGCGGGCGTCGGCCTTGCCGCGGTAGATCGGCCGGGCGTGCTTGGAGCCCTGGGGGGCGGGGGTGCCGCGGACCTCGAAGTCGAGCAGCAGGTCGGTCCGGGTGAGCAGGTCAGGCATCGGTCACCTCCGGCCCGTCGGCGGTGATCTCGGCCAGCGCCAACGCCGGGTTGTCTTCCGCGATGGACTTCTCCAGGGCGTCGATCACCCGCCGGGCCTCATCCAGGGTCAGCTCGTTGGCCGAGCCGATGGACCGGCCGACGATCCTGGTGGCAATGTCCAGCCGCTCGGCCCGGTCGCTGATGCCGATCTGCCCGAACCCGGCCATCAGCTTTGCCCGCTGGGGGGCGGTGATCGGTGTGGGTCCGTCGCTTGGCAGTGGCGGCGGCGCGGCCCGCTGGGCGGTCCGCCCGGTCGCCTTGGTGGGCCGCTGCGTGGTGGCGCGTGGCGCACCGGCCCGCTGGGCGGTTGCGCGGCCGGGCTCGTCTAGCCGGGACTCGTCGTCCTCGTCCGCGGCGACGCCGACCAGCGCGGCCAGGCAGTAGCGGCGGGCGTAGGTGATCCGGCCTCCGATCATCTGGATTCCACCTTCGCCGGAGATGGGGAACTCGCCGGACAGGGTCTCGCCGGATTCGTGGAGCAGGTGGTAGCGCAGGCACATCTTGCCGTCGGTGCCGGCGCCGGGCAGGGCGGTGAACGCAAGGCCGTGCTTCGCCAGCAGCGGCAGGATGGCGTCACTGAGGTTGGCCAGCGTCACGTAGCTGTAGGAATAGGTGCCGCCGTCTTTCTTGATGACCTCGACGGTCCGGTCCCGCTCCAGCTTGGGCAGTTCAGCCTGGACCTTGGCCAGTGCGACGGCGACGTTGGCGGTGCTCATGTCTCCTCCCGGATCAGCCGGTAGGTGGAGGTGTGCGGCGGCACCAGCGGCTCGCCCACCAGGTCGCGGGAGTGCTCCACGAACTGGGCGATCTGCATGGCGTAGAGGAACTGGCGGTGTTGGGTCGGGCCGGCCTCCAGCGGGACCAGGCTGTACCCGTCCGGCCGGACGTGCACCGCGCCGACCATGTCGACCTCGGGCAGGTCGTGCTCGTTGCCGTCGTCGTCGACGTACACCTCGGCGTGGCGGTAGCCGGCTTCCTGGAGTGCGGTCTCACCGAAGATGCCACCACGGTTGGTCTTCACGTCGAGCAGCCATCGCAGCCGGTGGCCGGGGTCGTCGGCGTCGATCAGGTCGGCGATCAGGTCCAGGGTGCCGCAGTAGCCGTGGGTGGGGCTGTAGACGGTGACCTCGACCAGCACGGGCTGCACGTCCCACTCGTCGAGGAACCGCACGTACGAGTTGACGTGTCCGGCCAGCCCGTCGGGGATGGCGACCTGCTCGCCCATGACCAGCTTCTCGGCGAGCTTGTGCACCATGGTGCCCTTGTTGGCGGCGGCGTCTTTGACCGCCCACCGGGCGCCCTGTAGCTCCTTCAGCCGGGCGGATGGTGCCAGCTGAGAGAGCCGTTCCCAGTTGTCGACCGCGAATTCGGCGGTGGCGCTGGCTGCCCAGTTGATCAGCGCTGGTTTGGGGATGCCGTTGTCGGTGGCTTTGGTGACGCCGGGGATGCGTTGCCCGGTGTCGGTTTCCTCGTACCAGTGGGTTCGGCCCTTGTCGACTCGGCGGATCATGCCCACACCGCCACGATGCGATCGCCGGTGCCGGCGGCGTGCCGGCCGGTGTGGTAGAGCGGGCGGCTGCAGCTGTGACTGCCGTACTTGTGCATGCACAACCGCCACGACGGAGTGCGGCCCCGACTCAGGTCCGGCGGTAGAGCTTGATACGGGACCGCCGGGTCCCACGTCCACGTTCGCCTGGTGGCCTTCTGGCGTGACTTGGCCGAGTTGAGCGCCATCCGGCGGTAGTGTGCGCTCCGCAGGCTGGTGGCTACTTTGGCGAGGAAGGCCGGGTCGGCGTCGGGGTGCAGCTCCCGGGCGCGGAGCAGGTATCGGTCTTCGGCCGCCTTCCGGGCGGGTTCGGTGGCAGCGCGCCGCTCGTCGGGGGTCAGCCGTGCCCACTTCTCATCCGCGGCCAGCCCGGCGGCCATGACCCGTATAGCGCGCATCACGGCAAAACCCCCACGGGGAAGCCGCCGACCCGCTCGGCCAGGGTGGACCACAGCGGCCGGGGTGGGCGCCACCCGCCGGGGACGATGCGCCGCAGCACCGCTACCGGCTCGTGCACGCCACGGGCCGGGCTCCACATGGTGTAGCCGAGCGCGGGGGCACGCTGCCCGCCGCAGTCGGCGCCGGTCTCCCGCCACGGCCGGCAGTGTGAGGCGCTGCATCGTGGGCAGCGCCCTTCCCGGCCGGCAGCGGGCATGGCCTGGGTGCGGGCGAGCAGCGCGGCGTCCTCGAGGTCGAGCCGGCGGCGGCCGACCACACCGGACCACCACCACAGCCAGCCGAGGACGGCGACGATAACAACCAAGAACAGGCTACGGATCATGACGGTGTCCTCTCTGGTTGGTGCCAGCCCGGCCGTTGCGCGTCCAGCCGTCGGACCAGCCGTCTTGCGTGCCAGCGGTTCGCGTACACCGCCGTGATTGCTAGGGCGATGCCGGCAGCGAAAGGGGGCAGCAGATCATCGAAGATCAACAGCAGTATGGCCACCGCCAAGCCGCCGGCCCACGAGATCAGGCCGAATGATGTCAGCCGCTCCGTGAACTCCTCCCGCGTCATGACGGTGTCCTCTCTGCGGCGGCCAACCTGTGCCGCCGCGCTTCGGCCAGCCGGGCGCTCTGATGGCAGACCACCGAGCAGAATCGGCTTCTCACATCTCTGGCGGTGTACCAGCCGGAGCACTGGTGGCAGATGGATAGCCGCCGGCCGTCACGTTCGGACGGGGTGCGGGCACCCCAGACGCCGTGCCGTTCGCCGTGGTCCATCGCCCATTTGAGGCAGGCGGCGGTGACCGGGCACTTCTGGCAGATCCACACGGCGGGTAGCACGTCGGGGTGGCTGCTGGTGGCGCCGGTGTCAAGGGCGACCGGGAAGAAGATCTCCGGGTCCTCGTCCCGGCAGGCGGCCTCGTCTGCCCAGCCGGGGCCGGGGGCGAGGGTGTGGGGCGGGTGCCGGTCAGCCGGGCGCATCACTGCCCCCGATCTGGCGGGCGACCTGGGCGTAGGTCTGGAGGTTCCGGCGCCCAGACGTCGGACCCGCCCCACGCCCGCCGGGCGTGAGGTGCTGTGTGGTAGGAGCGACGCTGGCACGGCGTCCCACCATCTGGGTGTGGTTCGCCGCAGCGCTGCTCATCGGCCTTGGCGTAGATCGGCTCAGCCATCACCGCCACCCTTCGAGGTCGTCCTGGCTGCGTCGGGTGGCGACCGGGCTGCGGGCGGCGAGCATCAGCGCCCGGCAGGTGGAGCCGTGGATGGTGGCGGTCCGGCGGGTCCACGACCGGCCCTCGATCTCCCAGCCGCCGGGGCGCCGGACGATCCACAGCCACCGGCGCCAGTACCAGCCGGGGAGTCGCACGATGCGTAGGGTCAGCCCGCCACGGCTGTCGATGATCACGGCCCGGCCCGCGTTCATGAACACCCGGCGGGCCACGGTCCGGATGGCCCGGGCGGTCGCGCCCAGAAACTCAGCCATGGCCGGTCTCCTTGGAGTCGGCTCGGGTCGCGCACTGGCAGCCTTCCTTCATGTGCTGCCAGAACTCGTCGTCGAGCGTGGTGTGGACGGCCAGCCGGGCGGTCACCCCGCGCCGCTGGGCCGCCTGGCGGTCGCGTGAGCGCGGGTAGAGTTCCCGCCACGCCTGCTCCTGGGTGGCGTACGAGTCGCGCGAGGATCCGCGCAGCTGGGCTACGAGCAGGCCGAACGGGTGGCCGCATGTGCGGGAGAACACCCAGTCGCAGTCGACCAGCGGGACCATCTGGCCGTCTACCTTGACGTACAGCTCAGCCATGGTGGGCCTCCGTTCCGTTGGCGGCGGCGACCTGCCGGGTGAGCTCGGCCAGCTCGGCCGTGGCCCGGTCGATCCGCTGGCCCAGCGTCTCGGCGGGCATGGCGCACATGAGGGTCAGCTCGACCGTCCCACCGGCGAGCATGCCTTTGGCGGCATGGACGTCTACCCCGTGGCCGGCGGTCCGGCGCCCGGCGGGGATGCCGGCGGCGCGGGCGGCGGCGTCGACCTGCTCGGGCCGGCCGGACGGGAAGTGGAGGGTGACGCTGGCTGTCTCCGGCGGGTGCTCGTCTATAAGCCAGGTGAGGGTTGACCAGTACTCCGCGGTCGACGGTGGCAAGGGGCCGCTCATCGGACGGCCCTGCCCAGCCGGGAGTGGGCGGTGGTGATGCGCACCAGCCGCGCCAGGTCGCTCAGGTCGGGGGCGGTGAGGGCGGCGTCGACGGCGTCGGCGAACTCCTGGTGGTGGGCGAGCAGGTCGGCCGGTGTCCACTGGCCGTTGTCGTGCCGGGGGTCGCCGTGGCGGCCGCCCACCGGCTCGCTGCTAGGCTCGGGCTGGCTGTTCATGGCAGCTCCTTTCGGTGGTGGTCCGCTGGCCCCGCCCCCAACCGGGCGGGGCTGGTGTGTGTCTGGTGGCGGCCGTCAGCGGCTACGGCAGCGGCCGCCACCAGAGAACCGACCCGCCCGGGCTGGGCTGTGACCCGGGCGGGAGTCAGATGGTCGATAGCCCGGCGTAGGTCGCCCCCGATGGCCCGCCAGTCCTCTGTCATCGCTTCGGCGTCTGCTTTGAACCCATCCCGTCGAACCGGCCAGCATGGCGGCTCAGGCCACAGGTCAAACACAGAACCGGCAGCGGCGAGCCAGCGTCCGATCCGATCGGCGACCCGGCTCATGCCGCACCTCGCACGGCCGCCCGGCCGGGCGCGTAGACCACGTGGCCGCGGCGGGCGGGTAGCTGGGTGCCGCCGGTGCGGTGCCGGCCGGTGGCGGACCCCCGGGGGAAGTGGGAGTCCACCACCGGCCGGGCGGCGCCCGCCCCCGCACCCCTACCAGGGGCGGGCGCCACAACCCCGGCTGCCACCGCGCCACCTAACGCGGGAGCCTGGGGGACCACCCGAGCCGCCTCTAACGCGGCTGGCGGGTGGCGTCTCGGGAGCAGGGTGGCCACCGCCCACAGGGCGGCGAGCAGCGGCAGCGGCCCGGCGGCCACGACCAGCCACAGCCCGGCGGCGGCACCGGCGACGACTGCCACGGCGGCGGCGGTGTGGGCGGTGGCCGGGTGGGTGACAGCGACAGCCAGGTGGTGGCGGATCACGACGCACCACCGTGGGGGCAGCGGCCTGACGACTCCGGGACCAGGCCCCCCCGCTCCAGCCAGCACCGGTCGCACATCGGCCCCCAGGCGTGGGGGAGCGGCGCGTACTGGCCCGTCGTGGGTGAGTCTGGCTTCAGGGACATGATGCCCAGGAATAGGCAGCCGTCGACGGCGCCCAGCTGGAGCGCGGCCGAGACGGTGATGGCCATGCTCACCACCCAGCCGCGTGCAGCAGCACCAGTGCCAGCGCCGCGACCACGGCCAGCAACACGGTGAGTTGGGCCAGGCCGCGCAGGTGCCGGCCCAGGGTCGGGTCCCGGCGGCTCACGACGCACCGCCCGGGGTGGCGCGGCGGGTGTCGATCAGCTCCCGCCACGCGGCAGTCAGCTGGTCAAAATCCCCGTGAGGGTACACCAGGTCGAACCCCAGCCGGATCGCAGCGTAGTCGCTCAGGCCGTGCCGCTGCAGGAAGTAGTGGTACCACCCGGCCAGTTGGCCGCCGACGCACCGGGTGCAGTCTTCTTGGTCGAGCCGGTCGCGGTCGACCCGCTGCCGCCAGCCGGGTTCGTGCTCGTCCAACCAGGCGATGCCAGCGTTGACCCGCTCAGCGACGGTGCTCATGGCGCCGGTTCCTCTCCGGTGGTGGCCGGGTCGATGCCGATGACGGTGGTGACGGTGGCGACCCCGCCGCCGGCGGTGAGCGGATGCCCGTCGGCGTCGCGGCGTCGGCGGACAACCTCCAGCCAGCCGCCGGCGGGGGTGGCGCGGAGGGACAGGTCGAGCACGTCGCCGGGGTCGACCTGCCAGTCGGTGAGCGCTGCGGTGAGGGCGGCGTAGGGGATGGCGACCGGGTCGCTCACCGGACTGCCTCAAACTCGGAGGTGTGCATCCAGTCGTCCTCGCCGGTTACCGGGTCCGCGAACCGAAACGTCTCTGGTCCGAACTCGCACGCGTCGCCTTGCTCGCAGGTGCCGATTTCCAGCACCTCGACGACGATGGGGACGCCGGGCATCCGCACCTTGTCGCCGATCTCAAACTTGGCCATGTCAACTCTCCTCAGTGGTGGTGTCGGTGGGGTGGTTGAGCCGGGCCAGCAGTTCGGCCGCCGGTGTCAGGTGGTCGGAGAACCCGGTGGGTTCGTGGCCGCCCAGCCGGTCGGGGTGCTGGTCGTGCCGGTCGGGCTGGTCGTGCGCGCGGTGGCGCAGCAGTAGCCACGGCAGCATGAGCAGTGCGAGCGCGCAGCCGGAGCGGCGCCTTTTGCCGGCGCGGCTGACGGCGGCCTTCTGGGCGCGGGTGTCGGCGCGGCCCTGTCGGTAGCCCCGGCGGTAGTCGTCGTCCTTGCCGCCGCGGCTGGGGTCCACCCGGTGAGGGCTCACCGGGTCACCGCCGGGGTTTCCGACCGTGGGCAGCTCCGCCGCGCCGGCGCCAGGTGGCGGGGGAGCATCGTCCCGCCGCGGACCAGCCTGAGCAGCCGGCCGCATGCCGGGCAGCGGCCGGTGGGGTCGCCGAGCTTCCGGGCGATCAGGGCCACGGCAGCGTCACGGGCGCTCACGAGGTCACCGCCGCGTACTCACCGCGGCGCAGCCGGATCGCCAGCAGCGCCAGGTTCCCCGCGCACACGCACTCGATGCCGAAGCGGACGGACAGCAGCGCCAGCCGGCCGGCGGGGATGCTGACCAGCCAGGCGTAGGTGGGGTGGCGTCCGGTGGCGGGGCCGCCCCGGTGTCCCCAGATGATCAGGTCCCAGGTGATGTCGGCGAGCGCGGTCGCCTGACGGATCATGACCCCACCACCCGTGGTGGCTGCAGCATGTGCTCGGGTGTGTCCGGGTCCCCGCACCAGCAGCCGCAGCCGGGCTCACCGCACGGGTAGTGGTTGTCCAGGTCCTCGCGGCACTCGGGGCATGCGACGGTGGCGCCAGTCAGCGGCTGGGGGTCAGGCTCGGTGGTGGTCGGGAACCGGGCCTCCACGCGATCGACAACCGCGATGGTGTTGCAGCAGGGAGACCATGGGACGCCAAACTGCTGGGCGTCGCGGATCTGCTCGGGGGTCATGACCCAGAGCTGCTTGCAGGAGATGCAACGGGCTGTCATCGTCATCGCGCACCGCCCGCCTGCTCGGCGGGCAGCATGGGCTCGACTTGCCGCAGCGCCCCCCAGGCGGCACCGTGCCGGTATGCCTCGACGGCCTGCGTGACCAGATATCGCAGGTCCGAGGTCGGCGGCAGGCCGCCGTTGGCCAGCCGCGTCTGAATCTGGGCCAGCTGTGCGGCGGCCTCCTGGATGGCCCGGACGGTGTTGTCCCGCTCGGACCGGACCTCCTGCTCGAAGGCGCGGCGGACCTCCGCCGGTGGGTGAGCCATCACCGTCCACCTCCCGCCTGCTCGGCCGCGGGCAGGAACCGGGTCACCGGCACGTCAAGCGCGGCGGCGATCTGCTCCAGCTCGGCAATGGTCATGGAGGCGGGCGGGTTCATCCGAACGCGGCGGCTGACCCACATCTCGGAGACCCCGAGTCGGGCCGCGAGGTTGGCGTTGCGGACGCCCTGACGGGCCATCTCAGCTCGGACGCTGGCGGCCACCTCGGCGCCAACATCGGAGGTTGCATCCTGCCTCATGAGTGTGAGCATGTAACACGAGAGGTTGGATGCGCAAGGCGGCACGCCGAGAAGTGACCGAACGGCTGATGTTACATGTGCCGTTCGTACAGTTGACGAGTTAACGCTGCGCGTTACAAACTCTGTCTATGAGTACCGGGAGAACTCAGACGTTCGCCGAGCAGGTGGCGGCCGAGATCCGCGCCGAGATGGGCCGACAACAGGTCAGCAACGCCGCGCTCGCTGAGCTGCTAGGCGTCTCGGAGATGTGGGTCAGCAGGAAGAAGCGCGGGCTCACGCCGCTCACGCTGGACGAGGTCCAACGGATCGCGGAGGTGCTAGACGTCGAGGTGGCCGAACTGCTGCCATCGGCTGACCAGACGGCCGAGCGGGTCCTGACGCGCCGCCGCAGGTTACCGGCAAGCTATCCCATTGCTGCCGGGCAGGCCACCCCCGACCAGCCGAACGGCCACCATATCCGCCCAACCGGGCGGGCCGCCGGCTCCCCCAGAAGCATGAGCCGCGTACCCGCGCAACCGGCCGCCGGCATCAGCCGCCCGGCCCGACTCTCCCACCCGCCAGCCCCGGCACCACACGGTGCCACCACCCGATAACCGGACATGAGCACCCCCGACCTTGACATCCTCGAGGACTACCTCGAACACCTCGCCACCATCGGCCGTTCCCCGAAGACGATCCGCACCTACGGGACTGCGTTGCGCGCCGCGCACCGGGAGCTGCCCGCCGGGGTGCCCACCGCCACCGCCGCCGAGATCACCGCCTGGCTCGGCCGGTACGCCAGCGCGGCCACCCGCCGCACCTACCACGCGGCCATCCGCGGGCTCACCTCGTGGTCGGTGGCGGTGGGGCACATCAGCCGGGACGAAGGTGCGCTGGTCCCCCGGCCCCGGGTCCGCCCCGGCCTGCCCAACCCGTGCTCGGACGCCGAGCTCGCCACGATCCTCGCTCGAGCGGCCGAGCCGTACCGGCTGTGGTCGCTGCTGGCCGCGTACGCCGGCGCGCGGTGTATCGAGATCACCCGGCTCCAGCTCGAGCACGTCACGCTCGAGCGGCTCGAGCTACACGGCAAGGGCGACAAAATCCGCCGGGTGCCCACCCACCCGCTGATCTGGGCTGCGGTCGAGGGCCTGCCACCGGGGCCGGTGGCGCCGGGGCGGGACCCGTGGCGTGACCAAGTCTCGGCCGAGCTCCGCCGCGCCTACCTCGCCCTGGGCGTGGACGTGACCGCGCACCAACTCCGGCACTGGTACGGCACCAGCTTGGTGGCCTCCGGCGCCGGGTTGGAGGAGGTGCGGGAGCTGATGGGCCACGCGTCGATCTCGACCACGCTCGGGTATGTGCGGGTCGCGTCGCCCCGGCTGGCGGCGGCGGTCGGCCGGCTGCCGGCGCTGGCAAGCATCTGACCACGGGGCCCGACAATCGGACATAGCGGGACACGCGACGGTGTTTTCGCAGGTCAGCTACCAGGCCCGAGGCGCGCCCGGCTCAGCTCAGCCGCCGGGGCCGGCCCCGACGGTCCCGGCCCGGCGGATCACTGACCACCACCACCGCCAAAGCCACCGCCGGCAGATGACGAGGCCGGGCCACCACCACCACATCCGCCGCACCAGCCAACACCAGCCGCCGGGCCGTGTCCGCATCCCCGGTCACCGCCGCCACCTGCCAGCCGCGCACCCGGCACAGCCCCGCACACTCCTGCTGCCAGCGGGTCTGGTCGACGCCGGCGGGGGCGTAGATGACGGCGCGCACCGGGGAGCCTCCGCACTCCCGCCGTCCGGTGCAACGAGGTGAGACCGGTTCGCGTCGCTGTGATACCTCTCACCCGGTCGGGGTGGTAGTCAACCAACCAACTCCCGCATGCTTGACAACGTGTCGTCATGCAGTACGCTACCTACGCGGCAGGGCCACAGGGGCTCCGCCCCGACAGGGAGAGGATGAAGCGGATGCCGACGGCAACCACTTCCCCAGAAGGATCCAAGACGGTCGTTGAGATCGAGCGGCTTGGTTTCAAGTACACGGAAGTCGCCCAGTTCGACGTGACGCGGCTGGGTGCCGACAAGAAGGCGCGGGCCGCCCGGCGGGTCCAGGTGCGGGAGAGTGCGCACTACGCCCCGCGGGAGTCGATCGAGCGGTACGCCGTCCAGATGGCCCACTCGGAGTTCCCACCGATCGTCGTCACCGCGGATGACTACATCGTCGACGGGAACACCCGGATCGAAGCCACCCTGCTGCGGGACAACAAGTTCTTCCCCGCGTTCGTACTCGACGTGCCCTACCGGGGCGGCAGCGAGAAGCAGGCCAACGAGCTGCACGCCCTGGCCGCGACGCTCAACTCGATGAACGGCACGCCGCTGACCGCCAAGGAGATCCGCATCCAGGCCAAAGCGTTCATCGAGCTGGGTTGGAAGGCGGAGCAGATCGCCCGGGCGATCGGCGTGAAGCCGACCTCGGTGACCGCGGTGAAGAAGGAGGTCGACGCGGCGGTGAAGCTTCAGCACGTCGGTATGGACCCGAACGGGTCGCTGAGGGGTGCGTCGCTGCGGGCGCTGGGGTCCAGGGATGCGCTGGCCCTCAACGATGTGCCGTTCAAGGAGCTGGCCAAGCTGTCGGCAGACGCCGGGCTGAACATGGGCGAGATCACGTCCGCGGCCAAGGAGCTGAAGACTGTTGGTTCCGACACTGGGCAGGTGGACAGGCTGGCCGCGCTGCGGACCGAGCTTGGCGACCGTATCCGGGAGCACAAGCTGACCGGCAGCGCCAAGCCGCCGAAGGGTCGCCAGCTCCGGCAGCACCTGGGTTTCGTCCTGAACTACGAGGGCCGGGAGCCGGAGCTGATCGAGACCGACCCGAACGTGGTGGACCAGCACTACGCCGTGGTGGAGAAGGCGATCAAGATCCTGGCCGCCCTGCTGGAAATGCAGCGGTCGAAATGAGCACCGGCGACGGGTACGCACTGGACATCGTTACCCCGGTGCGGCACGTCGCCACCGCGTTGGACGGGGCGGCTCCGGCCGCCCTGTCCGTCGCGGAGTTGGCGGCGACCTACACCCACCCGATCCCGGCAGACCTGACCCGGGTCAAGATGCACGAGGGTCGGACCACGGACGCCGAGGCGGTCGAGTTCCTGATCGAGCGGGCGCTGGCGGTGCTGAAGTACCGGGGCAAGTCCGCCCGGTCGAAGATCCAGGTCGACTCGGACGAGAACGGCGGGTACCGGCTGGCTGTGCCGTTCGGCGAGCTGGAGTACGAGGGCGAGAAGCTGGTCCGGCTGGTGAAGGCCGACGCGAGTGATGAGGAGCGGGCGCTGAGGGCGGTGTACAACGACATGCGCGAAGACCGTTCGTTCTACGTCGACGTCGCCGGGGCTCGCGGCGGGCTACAGGAGCGTCAGTACCGGTTGCACCCACTGGCGAAGACCATCCCGCAGATCCCGGAGGGGGAGTTCCTGGATCTGGCAGCCGACATAAAGCAGCATGGCGTGAAGCTCCCGATCGTGACTTTCGATGGGCAGGTTCTGGACGGTCGGCACCGGCTCGCGGTAGCGGCGGCGTTCAAGATTCCATTGCGGGTGGATCAGTTCACGGGCACCGAGGGGCAGGCACGGGATCACGTGATCTCGCTGAACGTGAAGCGGAGGCACCTGACCATCGCACAGCGAGGGCTGATCGTGATCGAGCTGTTCCTGCCGGAGGCTGAAGCTAAGGCAGACGAGAGGCGGCGGGCAGCCGGCGAAGAGTACGGCCGGGGCGCAAAACCCCAGGTCAATAGCTTAGCGCCAGTTGGCGCTAAGCTATCCGAGTCGACCAGGGCGCTGGAGGAAGCCGCCCAGGCGTCGCAGGGCTTGGCCACCGTACGCACCCTGCAACGCATGGCACCGGTCCGCGACGCACCCAAGACCCGGGAACGCATCCGCAGCGGCGAGATCAAGAGCGGCCAGCAGGCCCGGCGGGAAGCACTGAAGGAGACCGGGCGGGACAGGACCGAACCGGAGCACCCGCCGGCGGTCCGAACCGAGACGGCTTACCGCCTGCTCGGCCGCGCGCTGGAGAAAGTGCAGAGCGCTTGTGACAGCATCGAAGCCGGGCACAAGGGCAGGGGCGGCGAGGTGTCCGACGACCAACTGGTCACCCGGATCAACGAGATCCGGACCCACCTGGACCGGGCCGAGCAGCTGCTGATCGACGCCGGCCCGGACGGCTGAGCATGCTCACCCGGTCGGGGTCGCCTGTCCGGCCGGTGGTGGCGGCCAGCAGCCGGGGGTTACCGTCGCGCGGGGGGCTGCGAGGGGTGGGGGGTGGGCGCCGGTCACCCGGGGGCCGGCGCCGCCCACTCCGCCCGGCAATCCGGATGGTCGGCGTGGACCAGCGCGAGCAGGCGGACCGCCGTCTCCAACCCTCCCGCGTACGCCGAGGGAAGGTCGGGGTCGCTGGACGCCACGAACTCGTCCACGATCCGCCGCTCGGCAGCCACCCGGCGCAGCACCCGCGCCGGGTCGTGGCGACGCCAGAAGTTCAGCGCACTATTTTTGCCGGACTGCCTCGCCACCATGGCAACTACGTCGCTATGCAGCCCGGCCTGAGCTGCCCGCTCGTCTTCGTCGAGCCGGGCGCGCAGGAACTCCACCAGCGTCACCGCCTGGCCTCCTTCTCCGGCGCCTCTTCCTGGCATACCCCCGGCTCCGGCTCCGGATGGGCATCGTCGTACAGGAACGCGACGCTGGCGCCCATCACGAACACGGCGAAGACCAGCACGATACCCGACCCGAACACGCCGGCACGCCACCACCCGGTTGTGCCGGCGCTCAGCTCGGCGCCAAGACCTAGGCCCGTGAGCAGCAGCAAAGCGATGATCAGCCAGTCCATCGTCAGTCCCCCTTCCGCCAGTTGGCGCCCTTCCCCGGCCCCAACGCTCCACGCTCGCCCGGCAGCGGGAAGTTCAGACAGGCAAACTCGCCGAAGTGCTCCCGCGCCGCAGCGTCGTACGCCCGGGCGGCGGTCTCCTGGTCAGTGAAGGTACCCAGGTGAAGCTTGCGCTTAGTCGGCACCCCGCTAGCATCTTGTTCGGACACGTAGATCTGGGCCAGCCAACGCTGATTGCGTATCTTCCAGCAAACTCCCTTGTACCGGGAACTGCCTCCCCTGTACTTGCGACTGTTACGCATGTTTTGCTGTTGCGTTGCTTGGCGTAGATTCTGGCGTCGGTTGTCCAGACCGTCACCGTTGGCATGATCGACCCGTGGCCAGCCGGTCAGAAGCGAGTGCATCAGGATCGCCCCAGATCGACCACGACTAGGTATCTGAGCCCAGGCATACCAGGTCCGAGGACCTTTCAGCGCAATCCAGCGGTACGGCATGACCCGCGCAGCATCCCCGTCGTCCACTAGCGCGACGAAGCCGCGGGTGAGTGGTATCTCCACGGTCATTTCGCACCCCGTCGCAGCCGGCGAACCTCGCGCTCGATGGCCCGGCGCACCAGTTCGCTCATGCTCTCGCGGCGTTGTCTGGCAAGTTCCACAGCTTCATCCCAGAGATCACCCATCCGCAGATACCGCTTCGGTCCAACAGATGGACGACCACGAGATTTCGCGCTCTCCGCCATGCTTCTAGTGTACACCCACAAGGCTGCACCTTTTGGGTAGACAGAACTACCCGAAAGGTTGAGCGGAGGGCTTGACACCCCCCCATTCTGGGTGTACAGTTATACACATAAGACAAGAGAGGGTCCCAGGCCAAACGAGAACAGCGGCCACCGCGGTTAGAACCGCCAGGGACAAGAAGGCACCTGATGCCACGAGGGGAGCCGACCGGACCGGTTGCGACGATCACTGGCCGCCCAGGCGGTCGGGCTCTCGACCGGCACCCGCAGCCACGGCTCGGGACCGCCCCAGAGAGGCTTCCCCGGCGGCTCCCCCCGTGGCATCAGGTACACGCAGAACTTGCATCCACATGGCCGGCTCGCCGTCCCGTGAACCGGTGGTGGCTGCCCCTCCAGGCTCAGGCGGGTGGGGCGCATGCCGAAGCCACTGGCGAGGAGAGCCCTCCGGCGGGCCGGCCATGTGGGTGCAGGTCCACACACCAGCACCCGAACGGAACCGCTGACCCACCACTGGCCTGCCAGACTGGCAGACACCACCACCGAAGGAGACCACCATGAGCGAGACCACCGACTACGGCACCCTGACCGACTACCGCACCGGCGAGCCGATCCGCCCGGCCACCGCCGCCGAGCACGCCCAGTCACTGGCCGCCGGCGAGGCCGGCGTCTTCGAGCTCGACGGCCGCTCCGTGTTCGTGGCGGGCGGGTCGGAGTGAACCGGCTACGCCGCTGCGGGTCCGGCGCCCTGGACAACCTGGGCCGGCCGATCCGCCACCCGCCGAGCATGCACACAGGTGTCTGCGCCGACTGGCACCTGTGGCAGGACGAGCTGGCCGAGGCGGTCCGGGCAGGCTGGAGCGTCCCGGACTACGCCGCCTGGGAGCTGGCCGCGTACTGGGAGGGTGTACGGGAGATGCTCCGGGAGGGGCGTCGCCAGGAACAGCAGGAGGAACCCGTCCTATGGCCCTGACGCTGCCCGGCCCTCACCCGCTCCGGCGGGCGGGGGCCGAGTGGCGGGGCAGACCGCCCAACCGAAGGAGATGACATGAAGCGACTACGACCCGCGACCGGACGTTACGCCGGATGGTCGAGCGTCCTCATCTGGCGGGAGGGCATACAGACGCTGTTCTGGAACTCGCGCCGGCTGGTCGTCGACATCCGGCTACCCCGGCGACGCGGCCGTGCCGACCTCGTCGACGCGGGCGGGCACCCCGTACGTCCCGGCCCCCGCCGGCTGTACCTGGTCGTCGAGGCCGGGCCGGGACTCCGTCACTGTGTCCCGGAGCTGGCCATCCACTGGAGTGAGAGCTTCCGAGGGCTACGCGCGCCGGGGCTCGGCCGGCTGGTCCAGTGGCGGCGCCGTACCGCCTGACGCTGCCCGGCCCCAACCGCCTCATCACGCGGCGGGGGCCGAGTGGCGGAACAGACCCGCCACCCGACCAGAGAGCAGGATCTCATGACCTACCAGCAGCCCGACCCGCAGCCGGCCCACAGCCAGCCGCCGGCGCCGGTCAAGGCACCCAAGCACAAGCTCACCGCCCCCACCTGGCTGATCGCGATCAGCATCACCCTGGTTGCCCTGTGCTGCATCGGCGGCGGGATCCTCGCCGTGGTCGGCATCGCCGGCACCGACACGGACGGCGACCCGCTGAACGACGCCAGCCCGGTCACCCAGCCCACCGAGCAGGGCACGCCAGCACCGGCCGGCCCCAACCCCGACGGCACCGTCGAGGGCGCTTGCGACCTGCTCCTGTTCGTCGAAGGGGACCAGTCCGAGTTCGCGGCGTCGATCGACGTGGCCAACGTGGGCAACGTCGGCATTGTGGTCGAGGTGACCGCAGCCTTCGACCAGCTCGGCCAGGATGACTACACGATCACCGATGAAGTGCGGGTGGAGGTGGGCGCGACTGAGACCGTGCACCTGGCCGAGCGGATCGACCACGCGGCGGTGGCCCGGCATCAGGACGGCGGCTATGAGTGCCGGGTATCCGGGGAGATCGTGGACACGTTCGGGGACGTCCAGGACTGACCCCGGACACGGCGAAGGAGCCCTCTCGGGCTGTCACCCGGGAGGGCTCCCTTATGCCATTCTTCGGTCAGGGCCGGAAGTCGCCCTTGCCGGCGTTCGGCGGCTTCGGGTCCTCCGACTCGTTACCGTGGCCCCCGGCGTTGACGCACATCCAGCCGCCCTCGCTGGGGTTGGCCGTGGCTTCCTGGCCGGGTGGGCATTCGATCGGGTCGGCGTGCGCCGGGCTGGCCGCGGCGCCGACACCGGCGGCGACCAGCGCCACCAGGATGATCAACTTACGCATGATTGTCCTCTTTCTCTGGGTTGAGTCCATTCTAGATGATGGTCCCGCCGAACAGGAGATGGAGGCTCAGCCATGCCAGCGCGAGCACCAGTACCCCGCGGCGCGCCCACGCGCCGGCCGTGGCCTTCGTCCCCTTGGCCGTGCCGAAGATGAGCCACAGGTGTGCGCTGAGTGTGCCGCTGAAGTCGCCCCGGCGGCGGTAGCGCAGCGACCGGTAGATGGCGATGCTCTCCACCGCGGCGAAGTAGCCGGCGAAGCCGATCCACGCCCACGTGTACCAGCTCACAACATCACCAGCACTGCCGGCTGTAGCGACACGTCATCGACAGCATTCGCCTGCCAGTACCGCAGGCACGAAGTGCATAGCAGCTCGCGGTTGCCGCTCGGGCAGATCCACTCGCACACTGCCCGGACGGGTCGCGGCCCGGGGTCACCAGTCCGGCTGATGAACGCGCAGCACGTGCACAGCCCTTCGCTGATCGCGGTCTGGCGACGACGGTCCAGCTTGTGCCACTGCTCGAAGCGCTCTGTCGCGCTCACCGCGGCGCCTCCCGTTCCTGCCTGGCCGCCCGGTCCGCCATGCCCCGCAGCTCGGCCGCGGTGAGCGTCGGCAGCGGAGCCTCGTTGGCTGGTGCCAGGTAGGTCGACAGTGACGCCGCGACCAGCACGACCAGCCCGGCCAGTTCCGGCTCCAGCTCCACCCCGGCCACCCGCGCGACCGCCACCACCGCGGTGGCGGTCAGGCCACCGAGGATCGCCGCGACCAGCTTGCGTACCCGTCTCATGCCCTCGTCCTCTCGCTCAGCCGCATCGTAGGCTCGGCGGCTCCGGCACCGGGTTGGCCACCAGCGCGTCCCGGTACGCGTCGCTGGCGGCCAGGTAGGCGGCCAGCGCCATCGCGAACTGCTCCTCGTCCTGGGAGGCGACCGCGCGCACCAGCCGGTCCAGCGCGTCCGTGCGGTCCCCGGCCAACCCGCCTAGCAGGGTGGTGCGCTCCACGCTGGCGTCCCCCCACGCCTGCGTGCATTCGATGATCCGCTCCTGCTCCCGGGCGATGCCTTGGACCCGCAGGAACCCGGGTACGGTGACCACCGCGACCATGATCAGCATGACCACGAACGGGCGGCCGCTCAGCCAGCGGACAATCCGGCGGATCACGGCATCAGCCCGCCAGCCACAGCATGAACGACACCACAACCGCCGCGGTCAGGTAGATGGCCGTGATCGGGTACTGCCTAAGCGCCATTGCGCCGCCTCCTCGCCTCATCGACGCGCATGACCACGGGTGAGAGGAGAAGCGCCCCGAGGAAGCTCAGCACCGCGGCGCGTGCGCCGCCGAGCGTGACCTCCCACATGGCCAGCGCCAGCGCCACGCTCACCACGGCGGTGTCCCGGACCGGCCGGCTCACCCAGCGGCCCTGATCCTGGCGTGAGCCGTCGACATCTGGGCTCATCTCCGGGTCATGCCGTCGTCTTGGTCACGATGCCGGCGAACGTCACCTCGGTCGGGGTCGGACCGGGCGGCCCGGGCGGGCCGGGCTCACCCCGGTCACCCTTGACCCCCGGCTTGCCGGCGGCACCCGCCGGACCGGGCGGACCCGCCGGGCCGGCCTTGCCGGCGAACACCTCGGACTGGATCGCGGTGGCCATCCACGGCGTGATGGAGTTGGACCCGCCGAGGTCGTGGTCGGCACGGAACCCGTCGGCGGCCGCCTTCGTCGCCGGGCCGTAGTCCCCGTCGACCGGCCCCGGGTCGTAGCCGGCCAGCTTAAGCATCCGCTGCCAGTACTCCACCACGGGTCCCTGGTCGCCCAGCTCTGGGAGCATGTCCCCTCCTGTCGTCTGCCCTAGTAGCACGTCCCCCACCAGCCGCATCGCCCCGGTGCTGGCCACCTGCCGGCGGTCCAGCGTCAGATGGAGGTGCCACAGGTGGCTCGCGTCGCTGGTGGCGATGCGGTTGAGGATGTTGTTGTAGCCGTCCACCCGCTGATCGCCGTCGATGTTGCCGTACCACTCGCGGACCACCTCCAGGGTGCCGGCGCGGACCGGCCGGTCAAGCCGGGAGCAGATCTCGATCATCCGCGCGGTCGAGCCCGGGTTGAAGTCCAGACCGGCGATGTACCGCAACTCGGCGGCGGTGAGCCCACTCTGGACGGTGTAGGTGCGGCGGCTGCAGAGGCGGCTGTTCAAGATCCACTCCTGTGAGCGGTGGGCACCGCTGAGGTGCACGTTGTCGCCCTTGGTGCCGGCGGCGTTCAGCGGCCGGCCGTAGGCCCGGCACAGCCGCTCACCCAGCCCCCGCAGCGGGTCGGGGACGATCTCCCTGCCCCACCAGGATTCTGCCTGCAGTTCGGCGTAGGTCGGCACCAGCTCACCCCCTCATGTGGTCAGAACGAGATCACATCTAGCGTACGGTCACCGAACAGCGCGCCAGGAGAGCTGGTCGAGTCCGTCCGGTACTTGGCGGTCACCGTGTGCATCCCCGGGTTCAGCCCGGTTACCGGGAACTGCCGGCCCGCCGCTATCGCGTTTGGCCCGTCACCGGCGGCCGCCAGCACGGACACGATGTGACGCAGCGTCGGAGCCCGCGACGTGGCGCCACTGACCTCCACGCTCATGTACCCCGCGTTGTCGTCCGCGGACACGAAACAGCCCACCTCCACCAGCATGACGCCCGTGGAGCTGACCTCGATGTCCGGCAACGTCGGCCCGGGCGAGTCCGGCAGGTCGATCCAGTCGGTTGAGGAGATCTCCTTGTAGTCTCCAACCTCAGCGGTGCGTATCCGGGCGGCGAACACCTCCGCGCTGATCTGACTGGCGAAGCTGGTTTGCAGCGCCTGCAGCACCTTGGCGCTGTTCTCGGCGCCCGGCCGGAACACCCGACCCAGGATCACGTAGCTGCCGAACCCGGGCCGGCTGTGCCCGTCCGGAGGATGCCAGGTCAACAGGGTCAGCTCATCACCGGGCACCCAGGAGAACGCGTCCAGCGCGGCCAGCACCGGCAGGTCCACCAACGTCGCCCCGTCGTAGTCCACAGTGCCGCGGAGGCTCTCCGGGTCCCAGGTGAGCAGGGTGGCCGAGGCCAGGCCCAGACCCAGCCCGGGCACGCCGGTACGCGCAGTCCCGATCAGCCCGGCCAGGTCGTCGCTCGCCCGCTCGGCGCTCACGTGAGGCTCCCGATTGCGGCCAGGACCCGGTGCCGGCTGGTGCCGCCCATCGGACGGGGCCGCAACGGAATCGTCACCTGCTGCATCACATGCACCTCCCGGTTCCCGTCGCGGTAGGTGATCCGCACCGGCTGCCACGGCCGGAGTGTCGGGTTGCACACCGCCGCGATCCGCACCGTGTACGGGGCGCCGAGGGACCGGCGCAGCCGGGCGACCGCTGCCGCCTCGGCCGCCGCCTGGGTGCTCACCCCGGGCAGCTCCACCGTCTCCGGCACCTGCCCAAAGTCGCCGAACCAGTACGTGGGGCTACCCGGGTTGTTGTCCACGGCGATGCCGACCACCGCCGCCTGGTCGTCGGCGCCGGCGCCGCGCACCCGCACCCCGTTGCGGATCCCGCGGCGGGTGACCCGACGGCCGGCGGCGACCAGCACCCCGTCCCGGCCGGAGCGGATCTCCCACACCGGGTCCTCATCCTCCGGCGCGGTCTCGATCCGCAGCACGCCCTCACCGTCGAAGGCGGCGACCTTGCCGACCGAGTCGAAGATGTCCCGCAGCGGCCCGTACCGGGACCGGTCTACCACCAGCACCCGGCCCAGCGGGGTCTGGTCTGCCTCGTCGTCCCAGGCGATCACCACGTCCGGGTACACGGCCTCGACCAGGGTCTGCACCACGCTGCCGATGGTGGCGGTGGCCGCGAAGGTGCGCGGGGTCAGCGGCTCGGCCTCGATGATGCCGGCCATCCGGTCCTCGCCGTCGATGGAGATCACCCCGTAGGGGGCGTCGGCCTGGTCCGGCTCGACGATCCGGAAGTAGCCCAGCGGCGTCCACAGTGTGTCGCTGCCGAGGTCGAGCCCGTAGCGGACAAAGATCTCCGCGCCGAGCGGCGCGAGCAGGTCGGAGGTCATCCGCGGGAAGGTCGAGCGCCCGGTGTTGCTGTCGATGCCGAGGACGTCCAGCCGCAGCCGGCCGTGAACCTCGGCCGTACCGTCGAAGACGACCTCGCCGTCTACCACCTCCACCGGCACACCGTCAGGGTCCTCGCCGGTCGGGTGGCCGGTGACCACCCGGGCCTCGATCCGCGGGACGTGCGAGCCGGCCAGGGTACGCAGCAGCGCCCCGGATGCGACCGGCGCGGCCTCGACCGTCACCCCGAACTGGTGGGTGACCAGCTCGGTGGTGCCCTGCCAGCCGGCCAGCCGGACCGAGATGGCCGAGCCCACGTCGGTGATCTGCACGCTGCCGTACTGGTTCCTGCCGGCCTGCCCACCCAGGTCGTAGGCGGCCGGGTTGCCGAAGCCGGGGGTGGCGTCGATCGCCGCGGCCTGCAGCACCGGGATGCCGCCGGGGCTGTTGGCGCCGGTGTCCAGGGCGACGATGTGCGCGTCCGCGCCGACGATCGCCACCCGGCCGGCGAACCCGTAGTCGCCGAACATCTCCACCACCGCGGCCTGCTCGGCCGCGTGCGAGGCCCACGTGTCCGCGTCCGAGCCCATCCACTGCCCGGGCATCAGCCACACCACCAGCTGAGCGGTGGTGGCACTGAGCAGGGTGTCCATCCACGCCAGCTGGGACGCGCCCAACATTGCCCCGGCGGTCTCGTTCTTGAACGTTCGCGTGTCCGCGCCGATGAACAGGACCCGGGCGACCGGCGCCGACCAGTAGATGCCCCCGTCGGTGTCGGTGTCCGGCAGCGGGTAGTGAGGCTCGACCTCGCGGTACACCTGGTTGTAGACGTGCGTGCCGGCGTCCGTGCTGTCGTGGTTGTTCTGGGCGCCGTCGTGGTCGTCTTTCAACCGGGCGTTGGCGACCTCACGGTCGAGCTGGTGGTGCCGGGGCTGCAGCAGCCGGTCGTCCCTGGCCCGCCGGTAGTTCGCCACGCTCGCTCCGCCGGCGATGCCGTGGAACCCGGAGCCCAGGTCGTAGTACAGGTCGTCGCCGAGCCAGTGGCACATCAGCCATTCCTCGGCCAGCGCCCGCCCCCGGATCGTGTCCAGCACCGGGGCGTTGGACAGCCGGTTGGCGGCCAGCACCGACCCGACCCCGGGAGTGACCGGCTCCAGCCCGGCATCGGCCAGGATGCCGACGGTGAAGCTAGCGGGCAGGCCGAGGGCGGGGTGGGTGAGGAACTGGCCGGTGACCGTGTCGTCGATGTCCCCGTCGTCCTCGACCTGCCAAAAGTGGCGGGTGAACGCGGACAGGCCGGTAATGCTCACCTTAGCCACGCCCTGAGCGTCCACCGCCTGGCTGCCGGTGAACACCGGGGAGGTCATGCCGGCGTCGGCAGCCACCGCCACCCGCACCGGACCGCCGCCGTCGACCTTGGCCGCGAACGTCGCCCCGCCATCGGTGGTCGCGCCGACCGTCATCCACACGACGCTCACGGGGCTACGTAGCCCTCCAGCCACCACCGGGCCGACGCGAACAGCTCGGTCACCGGCTGAATACGGAAGCTGGACACCACCACGTCCCCCAGGTACTTGCCTGCGGCGAGCTGCATCTGGTGAGAGCTGGCGCTGGTCGAGTTGCGGTGGCCCTGGGTCACAAAGCTCGGGTTGTGTGAGCCGTCGGTCGGCCAGATCTCCACCGTCAGATTGTTGCTCTCCACACTGCTCGCGTCGCCGATTTTCCAGTTCGTGCCAGTGGTGCTGCTGTGGTCGGCGTGGTCTACCGCGCCGGTGGCCGAGTCCAGGGCCAGGAAGCCCCAGATGTGGTTGCCCGATGTGGCGTCGTCGTTGATGCGCAAGAACATGGTCCCCGCGGCGGCCTGGTCGTAGGCCATCACGAACCGCAGCCGCTGGAAGCCGGCCGGGACGGTGACCAGGAACGACCCGCCGGTGACGGTGCCGGTGTCGATGTGCCGCCACCGGGTGGCAGCGGCGATCGACTCCACCGCGGTCAGCCGGTCGGTGACGTCGGTGAGATCGGCCCGGAAGGCGGAGAAGAGGGCCTGGACCTGCTCGGCCAGGATCGGGAAGGTGCCCGAGCTCCCGCCGGTCAGGGATATGAGCGGCTGGTCGCCCTCCACCTCGTGGATGAGTGAGTCGGGAGTCGTGAAGCCAGGCATCAGGTCACCCCCATTAGATCGGGACCAGTGAGTCGAGGGAGCCGATCTCGTCCCACAGGTCGCGGATGGACGGGTAGGCGGCCCACACCGAGGTGATCGTCCCGTGCAGCTCTACCAGCCCGGCGATGGTCAGGGTGGTGCCGACCACGTCCGGCCCCGGTGGGGTGACCTCCCGCAGCGGCAGGGCCGTGTGGTGGTAGATGGTCTCCACCCCGCTGAGCCGGGTCTTGCGTGGCCGGCCGATTTGCACATACATCGACCCGGGTAGCTGCACGTTGCCGGGCATGCGCGGCGCGGCGACCGTGGGCACCTGCAGGTAGAACACGTGCCCGGTACGGTACATCAGGTCGAGGTGGTCCTGGGCGGCCTGCACGTCGGTGGACAGCACCAGCAGGTGGTCCCGGCCGCCGTGCAGCTCACCCACCCCGGTCGGCAGCGCCCGCCCGGCGATCGGGAACGCGGCGGAGCGGTCGTCGTGTTCCACGTCCCCGTAGTCGGCCACCGTCACCACGATGTTCTGGGCTGGGTACCTGACCGACTTGAGGATCACCAGCCCGTTGTTGCTGGCGATGATGCTGCCGGTCTCCGCGGTGTTGATCTCGGCGTCGCCGTTGACCGCCCACGTCCGACCGGCGGCGTCGGCGAACGACGTGTCGCGGTGGTCCTGAACGGTGAAATCGGGGTTGGCAACCATCGTGCCGTCGATGCCGGAGCGCACCTGAACCGCGTGGACGGTGCCGGTCAGCAGGTCCGCGGTCCCACCGTCGCGGGAGCCCACCTCCAGCAGGGCCGAGCCGGAGAAGACGCTGGTGGTGCCCGCGGTCACCACCGTGGTGCCGAGCTGAGCCCAGGGACCGGCCAGCGACGCCGCAGTGTAGAAGATCACCGTGTGGCCGCTGGCGCCGTTGTTCACGTCCAGCGTGGCCCGGATCGCCAGCCTGCCGCCGGGGGCCACGGTCGACAGCAGGTCCACGGTCGACAGTCGGGTGATGGTGGCCGAGCCGTCGACCGACCAGTTCAGCCGCAGGAACCCGGTCTGGTTGATGGCCAGACTGTACGACCGCTGGTTGGTGGACTCGGCCCATTTCCCGACGACCCGCACGAACGGCCCGTCCCAGGTGGGCCGGGTCAGCTCACCCCGCAGGTCCAGGTCACCGGTGATGTCCAGGACGGCCGCATCCGGGGTGGAGGCGTAGTCGCCGGACACACCCGTCAGCAGCAGCCCCGCCGGCGGGTCCACCGGCGTCACCCGGTAATGGGTGGCCACACCCTCGTGGTACTCATGGTCATCCAGGGTGGCCACCCCGCCGGAGACCGGCAGCGCCACCGCACCCCGCACGGTGTCGGCCAGGTTGAAGGCGGCCTGGGCGGACCGTTCCACCAGCACGGTGCCATCCGGCCGATCGGAGACGGCCAGGGCCACCCGCCACCGGTCCACGTGATGGGTCATCGCGAGCGTCACCGGACCACCCCCACCCCGGCCTCAACCCGGCGCCGCAGATCCCGGTCATGCGCGGAGATCCCCCCCGACACCTCCACCCGCACAATGTCGGTCAGCTCCCGGTCGCCCACGAAAACCCTCACCTCCGGCCGGTACACCACCGGGTTGGCGGCCCCGGCGCCACCGCCGCCGCCCACCGGCCAGCGGCCGGTGGCGTTCAGCGCCAGCAGATCCGCCCGGTTCGCCTGGGCCACCGGCTGCCGGATCATGATCTCGCCGGCCGTGGCCGCGATCAGCGTCCGGTCGATACCCGGTGGACCCTGGATCTCGCCACCGTGCTGGTGGCCCACCACCCGGGACCCAACCGGCGCGAAGATGCTCTGGTGTATGTCGATGTCTACCCGGGTGGGCAGGCTGTCGATGGACGCCTTCAGGTTCCTCACCGCCCGCTCGGCGGCGGTCAGCCCCGGGGTGGTGATGTGCGTGGACACCTCGGACGGGATCAGGTCGTAGGCCGCCGCGTACCGCTCGATGGCCTCCTCGCTGAAACCCAACTGGCGCATCTGGTCGATGAACTTCAGCCGGAGCTTCTCCGTCTCGGCGGTCAACTCCTCGGCCGATGCTTCACCTTCGGCCATCGTGGCGATCAGATCCATGTCGGCCGAGATCAGCGAGCGGACGTTGTCCCGGTTCTTGATCGCCGCCTCGGAGTTGCCGTCCAGCCCGGCGTTGTTGTCGGCGGCCTCCTCGGTGAGCCGGCGCATCGCGGTCGCCGCCGCATCCTGGGCCTCCTCGACCGAGAACAGCAGACCAAACAGGCCCTTCAGCGCCTTGTCAAGGTCGCCGATCTCGCCGGCAAGTTCTTTCGCCTCCTCGGCGGTGACGTCGAACGACTCGGCCAGATGCCGGGTCTGAGGGTCGAGCGCCTCCAGCTCGGTCGCCGCCTCACCCGAGGCCTCAGCCTGACGGCGGGTCGCATCGGCCGCATCCTGAAGATCACCGGTCAGCCCCTTGGTGGTGCCCTGCACATCCGCGGCCGCGGCGTGCTGCGCGGCCAGCTGCTCGATGTACTCGACCGAGCGGCGGGTGGCATCCTGCTCGGACACGCCCTGCTCAATCAGCGCCAACCGGAACTCATCCTGCAGCCGCACCAGGTCGGCGATCTGGGCCGCCTGGAATCCGCGGGAGACCGTGTTGTCGGCGATCGCCCGGTCCACCTCGACCAGCGCGTCCCGCTCGCCCAGGATCGCATCGGTCATGGTCGCCAGGTCCAGGCCCAGCCGCTCGGCCGCCTCCAGCACCCCGCGCTGCTCCAGCTCGTGAGCAACCCACCGGCGGGTGTTCTCGGTGATCGCCCCGGTCTGCTGGTCGAGCGTCTGGGACAGCTCCTCCGTGCGCTGCTTACTCTCGGCCTGCTTGGCGGCGAAGATCCCCAGCGCCACGGTGGCCACACCCAGGGCGGCGGCCAGCGGCCCGAGCGGGACGGCCGAGCTGACCCGGCGGAACAGCCCAACCGCGGTAGCCGCCCGGCCGCCCGAGTTCTGGACGGTGTCCAACGCAGCCTTGAACGCCAAGACCTTCGGCACCGCAACCAGCGCCGCGCCGCCGGCCAGGAAGATCCCGGCGGTCAGAGTGGCGATCACCGCCAGCGCGGTCTTCACCGGGGCCGGCAGGTCACCGATAGCGGAGGCCAGCGCGCCCGCCTTGCCCGCGGCCTCGCCGATCACCGGCAGGAAGGTTTGACCCATGTCGATCGCGAAGTCATTCACCTGGTTGCGGGCGATCCGCAACTGGGCGGCGGTGGTGCCGTAGCGCCGCTCGGCCTCCTCGGCCAGGGCGGTGTTCTCGTCCCACGCCTGCGAACCGGTCCGCAAGGAGCGGGTCAGGTTGTCCCCGCTGCCTGACAGCCGCCGCAACGCATCCGACACGCGAATCTGGGTCAGCCCGAGCTGGTCGAGCACCGCGTTGACGTCCCCGCCGGAGGTCTGGACCCGGCCGAGCCCGGCGACGAACGACGCGATCGCCCCACCGGCGTCGACCTGGTAGGCCTGCTGGAACTCGGCGGCGGTCACCCCGGCGGTCTCCGCGAAGATCTCCAGCCGGTCACCGCCCTGGCGCACCGACGAGTCGATCTCCAGGAACACCCGGGAGATGGCGGTACCGCCGGCCTCGGCGTTGATGCCCACGTTCGACAGGGCCGCGGCGAACCCGACCACCTGGGACTCGGACAGGCCGATGGTGTTGCCGGCGCCGGCGATCCGCAGCGCCATCTCGGTGATCTCGCTCTCGGTGGTGGCGCCCTTGTTGCCTAGGTCGACGATCGCCGACGCCAACCGGGACACGTTCTCCGGGGCGGTCTGCATGATGTTCATCAGCCGCGCCAGGCTGGTCGCGGCCTCATCCGAGGTGAGGTTGGTCGCCTCCCCCATGTCGATCATGGTGCGGGTGAAGGCGGCGATGTTGCCCCGCTGGATGCCAAGCTGGCCGGCGGCCTCAGCCACCGCCGCGATCTCCTTGTGGCTGGCCGGCAGTACCCCGGTCAGGTCGCGGATGTCCTGCTCCAGCGCGGCCATCTGGGCATCGGTGCCCTCGACGGTCTTCAGCACCCCGGCCCAGCTGGACTCCCAGTCGATCGCGGCCCGCACCGACAGGGCCAGCCCGGCGGCGATCGCCGCACCGACCACCAGCATGCCGCGGCCCATCTGGGTCATCGCCCGGTCCACCCGGGCCTGCCGCGCCTCCAGCTTGGCCAGCTCGCGCTCGAAGACGCTGGCGGAGGCGGCCGCAGACTTGACCGGCCGCTCGAAATCCTTGTCCTCAGCTCGGATGTCCAGGACGAGGTCACGCCGCATCGAGCCGGGCACGGCGCACCTCCTCGTTGCGGATCAGCTTCACGTGCAGCCCCCGCCGCTCGGATTCCGGCGCCGACGCGACGGTGGCACGCACCGATTCCAACTGCTCACACCCCAGGCAGCGTTCGATCACCGCCCGGTGGGCCTGCGGATGCCCACCCCGGGCCGGGTCCCACTCCTCCGGCCGGGTGCCACAGCCGGAGCAGGCCTGAGCCGAGCGCACCAGCTCCCAGATCGCCTTGGACCGGTCATCGTGGGACCAGCCGAGGAACTGGCTGTGGGGGATCTGGTAGGCCCGACAGACTCTCAGCTCCAGCGCGAGCTGCGGATCCCGGTCGATCCTTTTGGGAGCACCGTCGACTCCGCGAACCTGGTCGCCTCGTTCAGCCCGAGCACTACCGTCCGAAGCTCCTGGCGCTCCCCGTGGCCGCAGTGCTCGGCCAGGAAGGTGGCCCAGTCCTCTACGGTCATGCCGTTGTCGCAACCGGCGGCGAGCGCTTCCGGCACGAGCGTGTCCACGTTGGCGTCCGGTGGCGGGATGCCCAGCTTCTCCGCCTCGGCAACCTGCCCCGCGGTCGGCGGATGGTCCGCCTTCAGCTGCTCGTACCCGGCCGGCGGCAGCGCCCGCAGGGTGACGGTCTCGTAGCAGGCGTCCACCGCGGCCTGGGCTGCCTCAATGCTGGCCACCGCCGCCGCGTGCTCGGGGGTGCCCTCGTCCGCTCGGATCATCGCCTGCCGAGCGGTACGCAGCACCTTGTCAAGCTCCTGCCGCGGCCCGTCCATGTCGGCCACCAGGATCGGATACGGCAGCGACGGCCGGGGCCGGCCGAGCAGCCGTTCCCGCTGGCTGCGACCAGCCCCGGCCGCTTTCCGCTTGGCCGTCATCAGGCGAACGCCGGGAGCACCCAGTCGATGGCCGGCTCGCGGGTGATGGCGAACTGGACCATGAACCGGGCCGGGTTCTCCTCGGCCAGCGAAACCTCCTTGGGCACCCCAGCGACCGTGACCGGGAACGTGTCCGCCAGGTTGGCGGCGACGTCACCACCCCAGCAGATCACCACGAACCCGACCGTGCCCCGGGGCAGGAGAGCGCGGATCGGATCGGCACCGGTCTTGTTCATGTAGAACGTGGCGGTCGAGTCTTCGGCCGCCGTCCGGCCAATGACCTTTCCGGTGAACCCGGAGCCCGCGTCCGGGGCGTCCACGATGTTGCTGCGCACGTTCCACCCGGTGGTGGCGAACGTCTCCCGCCGCAGGTTCGTGCCGGCGTCCAGCTCGGTCCGGGTCGCCTGCAGGTTCGCGTTGGCGATGGCGGTCAAAAAGTAGAAGTCGGTCACCCCAGGGTGGATGTAGCGGACCGCCTGGGCGATCTGGGTTGCTGGCATGCTCACTCCTCCGTGTCGGCGCCGGCAGCGGCCGGCCTGCTCTTGCGGCGCCGCGGCGCCTGGTCAACCTGCTCGGGCTCCGGCTCTGGGACCGGCGGCGGGGGTGGCGGGTCGGTGGGCTGCCAGCCCGAATGCACCCACACCACCACCGAGCTGTCCGGCACCTCGACGGTCCGGTCCAGCTTCGGATGGTAGATCCACGCCATCAGCTGATCACCTCGAAGGTCACCGATGCGGTCGCCGACCAGGTGATGGTCACCAGCCCGTCAGCCGGGTTCCGGTAGGTGGCGGTCGCCCGGATGAACCGGTGCTCGCCGGCGGGTATGGCCACATCCCGGTCGGCCACCGCCAGGTCGCCGTCGACCGTCTGAGGGGTGACCATGGTCATGGTCACCGCGCCGCCCGAGCCGTTGATGGCCCGGATGATCGAGTCCGGCCGCACCTTGTCCCCGGTGGTGGGGGTCGCCGCGTTCGCGGTCGCGTCCAGGCCGGTGGTCGGCACCGGCTCGGTTGCCACAGTCGCCATGTCATGCCCTCTCTATCGCCAGCCGCGGCGACGTGCCGCGGTCGCAGCCGCCCGGTCGGCAGCCTGCAGGAACCCGTCCCGGCCGGCCTTCACCGCCGGGATCAGGTACGGCCGCACCTGCTCCTGAACCCACAGCTCCCGGTTGCCGAAGACCGGATGCCGGAAGCCGCGCCGGTCCTGGCCGAACTCGTACAGCCGCGCATGCGGCGCCGTCCGGGTGGAGACCCCCAGCCGAACACCCGGGTTCTTCCGGGAGCGGGACATCCGCAGCCACATCGCACCCGGGATCCGGCTAGACCAGTCGGCGCGGCGGCGCGCGTCCGCGAGCACCGGCTGACCGGCCCGGAGCAGCTCGGGTGCCAGCTCCTTGCGCAACGTCTCCGGCAGTGCCCCCAGATCCTGGACCAGCTTCCGCACCGCATCACGGCCTCGCACGGGCATAGGGCCGTTCACCCCCTGGTACGGGTTGCTGGCGTGTTGTAGCGTGCGCGGCATGGAGACCAACCAAGCCGCGCACGCGGCTCCTGACAGCGACCAGCTCACCGGCGTCTGGGTCCACACCCGGCCCGGCAACCGGGTGGAGATCCTGCGCCACGGCGACCTGTGGCGGGTCTACCTCTACATGACCCGGAAACGCCGCTTCTCGTCCGCGCAGTTCGAGTTTGACGACCCGGCGAAGCTGCGCGAGTGCATCCGCGGGCTGGAAGAGCAAGGTCACGTACGGGATCCGGCGCGGACACCGGATTACCCGTTGGACCCGTTCACCGGTCAAACGCGTCGCAGTTGACCACGAAGGTCAAGGCGACCGAGGCACCCCCGGCTGACTCCTCGCCGTCCAGCTGGACCTGATCCAGGTCCACCACGCTCGGCCGGGCGCGCATCACCACCCCACCCAGGGTCTGATCGCGCCGCAGCTCGGCCACCAACAGGTCGAACAGCTCGAACGCGCGGAGCCGGGGCGGCCGCAGCACGGTGTCACCGGAGACCACCGAAATGTGGCAGGCCACGTCGTAGGTCTCCCGGTCATCCACCCCCGCCGACTGCCGGGCCAGGTCCACCGCCACCGACGGGAGCTGCTCGGACCAGCCGACGATGATCAGCTCGTCCTCCCAGTCGGCCACATCCGGCCCGTCCAGCACCTGCACACCGGGTAGCGCCGCCCGGAACGCGACCAGCATCGCATCCAGCGCGGCCGGGATGGTGCTCACGCGAACCCGCCGGCCTGTGCCTCGCCGCCCAGCAGCTCGATCGCCCGCCGCGGCACCGAGAACGTCAACCCCGCCGCCCGGACATCGACCCCGTCGCCGGAGCTGGCCGACGGTGGCCGGCGGGACTCCCGGCCCCGCTGGGTGGCCCACAGGTGCTGCAGGATGATCCGGCCCGCGTGGGTGATCGCCGCCGAGACCTGCCGCCGGCCGGCGGAGTAGACCACATCCCACGGGCCGCCGGTGAACCACAATCCGGCGGCGCCCTTGCGGATGACCACCCCGGCCTGCTCGTCCACGTCCAGCTCCAGCGGGTCGTAGTCGGTGCCGCCGTCCAGGACCGCGGTCACCGAGGTGATGGCCAGCACCGGCCGGTGCCGCAGCACCAGCGACCGGGTGGCGTAGTCGTGCACCCGGTCGGTGTAGCTGCGCACCGCCACCGGACCCACCCCCCACTCCGGGTTGTGCTCGACCACCTCGGTCACCGCCTCCAGGAAGCGGCGCACCTCCTCATCGTGGGTGGTGATCGTGGCGGCGATGTTCAAATGCTCCTTGGCATCCTGGAGAGAGAACAGCAGCGGCGGGGTCGCGTCGCGGACGTCGAACACGTCCGCGTGGGCGGTGACCGGGCCGGTGGTGACCAGCCGCCAGCGGTGAAGCCCGGCCTGCACAGTCGGGTAGTCCACCCGCAGGATGCCGGTCTCAGCCGGTGCCGGCACCGCTGGGGTGGCGCTGGTGCCGTCCGGCAGGGTGATGGTCAGCGTGGCGGTGGCCGGGTCGGTCAGCTCACCGTCATCATCTCGAATCGCGAGGGCCACCTGGAAGACGTCACCGAGGTCAATCATGTGACACCTCCTGAGGTCGGGACCCGTGGCCAGATCAGGGTGGCGGTCGCCCGCCGCGGCGGGACCGGTGACGAGTGGCCGGGCCGGTTCGGGTCGAACGCGGCGACCACACCCGACAGCGCCAGGCCAAGTGCTATCCCGGCGGTGACGGCGCGGTCGTTGTGCCCGGTCGGGGTGATCGTCAGCGTGAGCGGGATGCCGGCGGTGGCCTGGTAGCCAGTGGCGGTGGTGCCGGTCAGGGCCAGCCCGAGGGGGATGCTCGTGGTCACCTGGTTGGGTGCGCCGGGCACGGGCGCGTCGACCACCGGGGCGATGGTCAGGGCCAGCGGGACCGTGGTGGTGGCCTGGTGCTCGGCCTGAACGGTGCCGGCGATGGCCACGGCCAGCGGCACAGCGGTGATGGCCTGGTGGGTGGCCTGGGCTGTGCCGGCCACGGTCACCGTGAGGGGGATGTTGGCGGTCACCTCGGCCGGGGCGCCCACCTCCGGGGCGTCGACCACCGGCGCCACGCTGAGCGCCAGCGGCACCGCGGCGGTGACGGTGTGGCCGGTGTCGGCGGTGCCGGCCAGTGTGACCGTCAGGTCCACCCCGGCGGTTGCCTGATGCTCCGCGGCAACGGTCCCGGCCAGCGCCACCCCGAGCTCGAGCTCGGCGGTCACCTGGTGCTCGGCCGTGGTGGTGCCGGCAACCGTCACCGTCAGGGGGATTGAGGCGGTGACCTGGGGGGTGGTGGTCACGCCGGTGGACCACACCACCAGCGCCACGCTGATCTGCTTGGCCGCGTCACCACCGGGCAGGGTCAGCGTGTCCGCGCGGCCCCCGGCGCCCTGGCTGTCGAGGATCCGGTAGCCGGCGACGCCGCCGTTGCCGCCGGCGCCCTTCCCGGCGTAGGCGTCGAGTGACAGGTTCCCGCCGCCGACCAGGCCCGGGTTGATGTCCGTGTTGGCCCAGGTGGTGCCGGCCGCGCCGCCGTCTCGGATCACCGCGGCGGCGACCAGCAGCAGGTCCCCGGCCGGGATCGAGGCGGTGTCACCGGTGGCCAGGCTGGTGACGAACGCGGTGTCGGAGTCGGCCACCGCCGCGGCGGCGAAGCCGAACGCGCCGCCTTCCTGGACGCGCAGCCAGATTGCGTCGGTGGCATCGCCCGACCAGGCGGCGGTGAACACGCCGGCGGTCACCTCGGACGCGGGCACCAGCTCGGCCACGCCCACCGACCGGCGGGCCAGGTCGTTGGTCGGCAGCGTCGCCTCAACCACCCGGTTGGTCCAGCTGGCCCCGCCCGCGTTAGGTGTCACCCCGAAGCTGGTGCCACCACCGCGGGACCAGGCGATGCAGACCAGCCGCTCCCCGACCCCGCATGACAGGGTGGCCGGGTTGATCGACACCTCGCCGGAGACCAGCCCGGTCGCGCTCGGCGCCGTCACGGTCGGGTCAACCGCCACGGTCAGCGGTATGTCGGCGGTGGCGGCGTGGTCGGCGGCCACGGCCGGCGCCACCGCCAGCGCCAGCGGGATCGAGGCGGTGACGATGGCCGGCGAGACCTCGGCCACCTCGAACTCGGCCCACGAGTCGGCATCGTTGACGGCGACGGTGATGCTGCGGGAACCCCCGCCGCCGGCCTTCCGCAGCCACAGCGAGTACCCCAGCCAGTCACCGGCCGACCAGGTCGTGCCCAGGGTCAGTGTCGCGACCTTGATGCCGGTGGTGTTGTGCTCGCCGGAGAAGTCGGAGTCGGCCTGAAGCACCCCGGCGGAGTTGTAGCGGTGGACCTGCCACTTGTAGCTGAGCGTGGCCGCGGACACGTCGGTGACCTGAAGCTGGGTGGAGATCGTGGCCGAGCCGACCGTGGCACCCACGGTCCGCACCCATTCGAGCATCTTCGTGAAGCCGCCGCTGCTGGTACTGCCCGAGCCGAGGGTGGTCGGGGTGCCCTGGGTCTCGGACAGGTCCCGGACGATACCGCCGGCGCCGGGCTCATCCTGGGTGGTGCGTAGGAAGTTCCGGCTCAATGCGAGCGGGCCGGCGTCCTCGTATTGAAAATCGAGGTCGGTGGCGTCGGTCGGGACACCTACGGCCGTGCTGATCTCGTCGGCCCGGTCGAGCGTGAAGTCCTCGATGCTGTGGATCGCCAGCGGTTGGAAGAACGCCCACCCGGCGGTCGGGGCCGCGTCCCGCCAGTTGTCGAGGTGGTCTTCTAGCCCGGCGGCCTCGATCTCGGCGTCGCCGAACGTGTCGGCGGCCCACGGCAGCTCGTTGGCCCAGACGGCCATGGCCGCGATGTCGGAACCTGGACCCCAGCCGAACACCGGGTCGAGCGTGTGCCAGGTGCCGCCGGTCGGTGCCGTCCAGTCGCCGATCGCAAGATCGGTGACAACGTGGGTCCATCCGACCAGGTTGAGCATGCTGAACCGGACCTTCTCGGTGCCGGCCGGCTTGCGGATTACCAGCAGGTGCCAGTCACCAGCGGTGAAGGTCGGCCCGCTGCCCCCCGAGCCGCCGGACCACCACAAGACCTTGTTGTTCGTGCCGGGGCCGATCTTCCCGACCGCGACGCCGGTCGAGTCGTAGGCGGCCAGCAGCGTCCGGTTGGTCGAGTCGTAGGCGGCCAGCGGCCGGAAAAAGAACGCGATGGTGCCGAAGGCGAAGCTGTCGAGCCCGCCCAACCCGGCGGCGAAGACTACGTCGTCGTCGGCGTCCAGCCGGCGGACGGTCGGCACGGGTCAGGCCCTACCGAAGACCCTCGACGTCGTCGGAGAATGCGCGGAAGTCCTTCGCCGACGCGAGCGCCTGGGCACCCAGGTAGATCTGCCGTAGCTGCTCGAAGTCGTTGTTCACCGTGCCGATCAGGTTCGCATCGGCGGTCGCGAACCCAAACTCCGTCTCCAGCCCGGACGCTCCCCGCGCCTGGAAGAACGCGTTGAACTGCTCGACGTCGTCGAACAGCTCCCGAAGCTGTACCGCGATCCGGCCGATGGTCTGGTTGACCTGGTCCTTCGTCGTCAGAGCTGCATACCCAGCGGCCATGTCATCCTCCTCAGGTGACGGTGATCGGCGCGGCGGTGAGATCCAAGTCGCCTGCGGCATTGAAGGTGCCGTCACCGGCCGTTGCTATGGCGAACCGCAAGTTGCCGGCGGCCTGTGCGTCGAACACGAGCAGGTTGTTCACCGCGGCCGAGCCGGTGCCGGTGAAACTCAGCGTGGCGGTCAACGCGGCCACACCGGCGGCCGCGGTGTTGTACGCAGGCTGCAGCCGCTCGTTGGACACCTGGTCACCGGCCAGTGGGCCATCTCCGATGGCGTACCAGGCATTGGTTGCCAGGTCGGCGGCGGCCGCGTCGGCGGCCACGTTACGCAGTGTCGGGTCGGACATGGTTTACTCCTTAGGGGAATGGGTCGCCGTCGACGCAGTAACCGACCAGGCGGGCCAGAGTGCTCCCCGTCACGATCGCATCAGAGTTGTTCTTCACGCTGAGTGACCACTGGTTGGAAAGCAGTCCCAAGCCGCTGCTGTGGTTGGGCCACCACCTGGTTATCTTCAGGTCGGGGTCATCTGACAGCGTGTACTCGGCGTAGATCATCACGTCATTCGGATCACCAAATGGACCGCTGAAACAATCGACCGTCACCGTTGCCGTGCTGTTGGCCGGTATGCTGTTTATCCCAGCCTGCCGGCCACGCCAACCGTCAGTCCAGTGGGCGTAACGGTCCTGAGATGGCCAGTTGAGCGGTGACCAGCCAGACGGGCAGGTCTCTTCAGAGTCGATCGCCCTCAGGTTGCCGGTGCTGTCCTGCCGGCAACCGTTGATGGTGCCGTCAGGGGCTGGGATGGACGCGACTGCGACACCACCCACCAGCAGCAGAGCGAGAGCCAGCGCGGCCAGCCCTGCGATACGCGTCTTCATCTCGGCTACTCCTCCTCGGGGTCCGGCTCGGGGTCCGGCTGCGGGATGGGCTGCCCGGTGGCCACCGACAGGTCGATCTGAGCGGTCACCTGAGCCGGTGGCTCCGGTTCCGGGGATACCGGCTCATCGGCCACTGCGAACACCCCCGCCGGTGGTCACCGACTTCTGGGCCGCCGGTGCGGTCCGACCCCGCGGTGGGGTACGGCGCGCCTTCTCCGGCTCCGGCTCCTCCACCTCGACAGCCGCACGCCGGGCGACACCGGCCGCGGCCAACACCTTCTCCGCCGCCCGCACCCGGTCAAGCTGGCCGTACGCCTTCGCGTTGGCCAGCTCGTTACGGGCCTGCACGACGTGCGTCGGTTCCTTGCTCATCACGACTCCTAGCTGAACGTGAACGCAGTGGTCTTCTTCACGACGCCACCCGGGGTGACAATCGTGACCGTCACCGCCCCGGCACCATGAGCTGGGGTTGTCACCACGACCGAGGTGTCACTCGTGACGCTCAGCCCGGTGCCCGCGACGTCGTCGAACAGCACCGCCACGACACCCGACAGGTTGGTGCCGGTGACGGTCACCGCCGTCCCGCCAGCGGCGGCGCCGGAGGTCGGTGATAGAGCCGGCGCGGCTGTTGGCGCCGGATACGCCGGGGAGGTTGTGGTGGCCGCCCTGACGACCTTCCCCAGGGTGATGGCTCGCTGATCTGGCATGGTTCAGTTCTCCTCTATGTATGCAGCCGCCCTGCGCAGCCGTGCTGGATCGTCTCCGAGTTGGCCCATGCCGCGATTGCAGTTGTCGCATAAGATTCCGCGCACACGCCCGGTTCCGTGATCGTGGTCGACGTGCCACGGCCTGCCGTTGGCGTCTGCTTGGCAGATGGCGCACTGGTTCCCTTGCGTCACGAGCATCGCCTCGTACTGTTCGGCGGTAATCCCATGCTCGCGGCGCAGCCGACGATCCGGGAAACACGGACCACAGTAGCTATCGCTGATCTTGTCGCCCGACTCACGCAGTTGTCCGCAAGTGACGCACGGCCTAGCGCGTCGCTCCTGCCTTATGACGCCGCGCCAGCATGTCGCGCAGTAGGACAGATGCTTGCCGGTCCTGATCTGCCCACACCGCGAACAGTTGACCTGTGGCTTCTTCTTCGGACTACCGTGCTGC